TCATGCTCGATCCTTGCCGGGCCCTTCGCCGGCCAGTTGTGCGCGCAGGGTGCGCCGGGCGCGCGCCAGCAGGCTTTCGAGCGCATCGACCGTGATACCCATCAGCGCGGCCGCCTCGACGTTCGAAAGCTCCTGATAATAAGTGAGCGAATTTCACCGCAAACCCTTATCCAGCAAGGCGCTTCTAATATCCGCGAACCCTTCTTCTAATATTTTCCCGATTACGCAGACTTCGGGATCGCGAGACGGACGTTACTCACGGGCACCGTCCGGTCCTTGAAATAGATCTCGGTCGTAGCCTTGTCGGCATGTGCGGCGGCCACCTGAAGGGCGTCTATATCGTAGCCGGCGCGGCGCGCATCCGTAATCGCCTTTGCCCGGATGTCCTTGATCGTGTAGCCAAACTCCTGCAGCTTCGCGCGGTTGCATGCGTCGCGCCAGACCTTCAAAGCGTCCGATGCTTTCCATGCCGCACCGGTTGCCTTGTGGATCACATGCGGACCCTTGATCTTTCCCAGGCCGCGCGCGATCTCCAACACCGCGTCGATCTCCGGCGTGATAGGCCAGTCGACGGCAATGCCGCTCGAGTCCTGCGTTTTCGATGGCATGAAGTGAATCACGCCATTGTCGCGATCGATCCAGTTTGCTGCCGTGCCTTCCTTCTTCCAGCGCAGCGCGCGGATCTCGGTCGAGCGTTGCACGGTCAGATAGCACAGGTCAACAAGGCAAAGGATCATCGGATCGTCAGCGAGCTCGGCGCGGATGGCCGCGAAGTGCTCGTCCGTGATATAGACGTCGCGCGCCTTCGGCACCTTCAGTCGAATACCGTTGCATGGATTCTCTGCGGAGTAGTAGCGCTTCTCGCGGCACCAGCGAAAGAACCCTGACAGGAACGCGCGCATTGTGCGCTTCATCGGCAATTTGTCTTTGTAGTTGCTGTTGAGGAATTCGACGACCATCGCGTTGTCGACCTGGTCGATATTGACGTTCGCGAAGCACTTCTTGACGTAGTTGCCGTAGAGCGGCCAGCTTTTCTCCCGGTGCTCTGCGCGCTTGTCCTTCACATACTCGTCGACGATCGCTGGCACGTTGCCGATGCCCGTCATGGATTCGCGCTTGCGCTTCTCTGCGGCGAGACGCTCCAGCATCTTCGTCTCGCCTTCCTCGACGCGGCAGAGCTTGATCCACGAGCCGCTCTTCGGATACCAGTAATAGCTGCCACTCTTGGAGTAGACCCGATTGGGAAGGCCGTCTGGGACGGTGCGGCGGCGCGCTGCATTCATTTGATGGTCGCTTGATGGTTATTTGACGGCGCGAAGGGGGATGAGTGCAGGACGATCTTCTTTGATGGGTGCGCTGGCGACGCCCGCTTTCTTCGCCTGAAGCGCTTCGAAGGTCGCCCAGGTCACGACTGGACTGCCGTCACCGCACCGCGCGACATTGATGCCGAATTGTGCCTTAAACCATTCGACCTGCTTGCCGTAGCGCTTCTTGCCCGTCACGCGCGCCAGATCCTCGGCGGTCATCAAACGGTCTGACATGCCCGGCTCCCTCGATATTCCCCAAAAAACGCCACGTCCTGCGGGTGTCGAAATACGACGCTACCGCTCGAGCGCGATTCTTCCAACCATTCCCGCTCGCTCTTGAGGTACTGGCGGCCCTCGTCAGCCGGTTTGATGCGCTTGAGCGTGGTCGCATCGGGCTCGTTACCGATCCGGTAGACGGGCCGTATCAGGCCGTTGGACGGCGCTTTGCGACCATTGCAGACGAAGATCAGTTTTCGCGCGTGCAGGATCTTCGAGACGTTCAGTCCGGATTGCGCCGAGACGCCGAGTTCATTGGCCAGATCGTAGTAATCGCGGTCCTGTCCGTCTCCCATCAGGGCTAGGGCGCGGGCGATCAGGGCTTTGCCGATTTTAGTCGCCATCGCTGCCTCCGCTGCGCTCGATCTCGTCACCGGGCCAAGGGACGGGTCGGCAGTCGCAGTATTGGGCGGTGCTGCAACTTGGGTAGCAGGCACGTCGAATGGGCTCACCCGCCTCGCTCATGCGCTCGGTTGGCGCTTGGGTGAGAAGGGCGCGGACTTCGCCAAGGAAGCCGTCGATGTTCTTGCGCGAGATCGCTTCGCCAAGCTCCATGGTGCATTCCGACCACTTGAGGAACGCTTCGCCGATAACGTGACCGCTCAGCGCTGCTTGCGGTGCTGCCGCGCGCTTGCACTTTCGCATCGTAGTTGCGTCGTCATTTGCACACTCACCAATCTGCGCACAGATAATCCGGTCGCACAACTTCTCGCCGGATTGCGGGGAGGCGGCGCGGGCTTCCAGCAGCGCAAGCGCGTCAACCGCCGCCCCAAGCTTCGCCCAATCGCTGTTGGGTTTATCCGGCGCAGGGTAGATCATCTTTGTTGCGATGGTCAGAAACTCGTTGATTGCCTCGAACGCCGCCCGCTCGCCGTCCTTCATCGTTTCATTGGTCATTGCTTGGCTCCCTGTGAGGCGCTGATGGCCCGATCAAGTAATTCGACAGCGAATTCCTTGTCACGCGTTTTGTACCCTTGTTCGATATCTTTCTTGAACGTGTCTCGCACGAAGCGAACGTTATCCCACGCCGCGCGCTCGTCGGGCTGCGCTTCCTGTTGCTTCCGGCCTTTGGCGATTGCGTATTGCTGCAACGGCGTAAGCGCGGCCCATTCGCGCGTCATGCGCTCCATCATTTCCTCGGGCGATTCCGTCGCCTTCTCGCCGGATTGCGGGGAGGCGGCGCGCGCTTCAGCGAGTTCTTTGCGAATCTTCCCGATTGCAATCTCAACGACAGGTTTTGTGTCGTTGAACCAGTCGCACGGGCCACCATCGTCCTTGTTTTTCCCGCACGCGCCGCTCATGAACGCTGTGTAGGCAATGTCGATGACACGTGGCGTCAGGCGATTGTGCAGTTCATCCTGAAATACATAGGCCAGCAAACCATCGAAAGTGTTTTGCCATGCCAACGGGATAGTCGCCCGATCACCGTCCTTCATCGTTTCATTGGTATGGACTACTTGAGCATCGCAGAAAGCGCAGTAGACGCCGCCATGCTCATAGTTACACCAATGGGAATCCTGCTTGGTTTCATTGGTCACGGTGTTCTCCTCTTGCTTGCATGCGGGGATGCCACAGCCACGTGAGCACTCGACATCGCTGATTGCGCAGACTCGGACGCTCATGGCTTGTCTCCTTGCATGGCGATTTGCTTGAGCATGAAACGGATGCGCTCCTCGATCTTGCTCACCCATTCCTCGCTCGGATGGGTCATGCAGATGCCCTTGATGAGCAGCGCGCAGGCGGTGATGGCTGCGTCACTCGGGGTTGTGCGCTCGTCGGGCTGCGCTGCCGCGTCCGTATTGCCTTTCACAGATTCTTGCCAGGCGTTCAAGCGAATCCAATCGTTGCGCAGCCGTCCAATATCGAAGCGCCAAACAAGCGCCATTTGATCGGGGATGGGCAACGGCTGTTGCTTGCAATACGCATCCGTCAGGCGCTTCACCGAAGCCTCGATACTCCGATCGCCATGCTTCATCGGGTCTTCGCCTTCGGGAGCCTTCAGGATCGGCGCTGCCGTCTCGGGCAGCGGCGAGTGCTTCGGCTTCGCGGCCTGCTTCGCGCGGATCTTCGCGACCGTTTCCGGCGCACTGATTCGCGCCAGTTCCGTTTCGCCTGCGGCGTGCATGTCGAGGCCGTTCGCGAGGCACAGTGCGGCCAGCGTGACCATGACACCGCCGACTTCCTGCGCAGGCTCGCCAATCGGGCGGCCGAACGTGTAATCAACCAACTGGTGCGCTTCGCTCGCGGTCATGCCGCACGCCTGCACCAGTTCGGTTGCTTCCTCGAAGAAGCGATGATTGCGTTCGATGCGGTCCGCCGAGATCTCCGCGCCGAAGCATTCCATCATCCACGGCTGCACGCGTGCCTGAAACAGCGCTGCCGCAGCGGGGGCGACTGGAGCGGCGTAGAGCGGCTGCACTTCGTGGTGATCTGAGACGCGCAGCACCTTCCCTTCGTCGGTGGTTGCATGCCAGCCCGTCGGCGTGTGATAGCGCCAAGCGACCGGCGCTCCCGCCGCATCTGAAGCGAGAGCGGCGGCAATCTTCTCCGCATTGCGCTTGCATTCAGCGAGTCGCGCCGGATCGTCTGTCATCGTGTAGGCGATCGAGATGCCAAGTGCTTCGAGATCAATCGCGCGCACGAGAACATCACGCAGTTTCAGTTGTTTGCTCATATCTCTATGCCGGTTACGGTTGAATGGTCATTGCTTCGTCGGCTGCTGCGATGAACGCTGCCGCCGCTTCGCGGTTGATGGCGTTGCCGTAGGCGCGCAGTCGTCCCACTCGGGCGGGAGCCCCATGAGCCAGCGGGAATGTGCCGGGTTCAACTGGCCGCCACTTTCCATCCCGGCAGAGCAGCCAGTCAGCAGCTCGCCAGAAACCGTTAGTCGGGCCGGCCCGCTCGCCAACTGCGCCACGTCGTTCAGATTCGCCATCCCGTGGCCCTGAGCCTTCTTCTCCGCGATGTACTCCGGCGTGTGCGCCGGGAAGTGATCCCGTGCCTGCGGCGTCGGCCAACTCGACAGGCAGGCCACTGCTGCCAAGTCCGGGCCGTGATTTCGCATCGCTTCCCGGATTCCACCTTCCGTCGACCGAACGCCCTTGTCCGCAAGCGATGACGTCGGCGTCGGCCAGCCGGCCAGCGTCGCCGCCATTCCAAGCGTCATCCCGAACCCGTTGTTGCCGTGACGAGCTGCGCACTCCGCTCGCCGCGTTTCCCACGTCGAGTCGTTGTCGTTCTGCGGCCCCGCATTCGGCGTCGGCCACGATGCCAGCCACGCGACGCGTCCGAGCAGCGAGTTCAGCGGAACGTTCGCGCACTCCGCGCCGTCCTTGTGATCGCGCGTCGTGGGCGTGGGCCACGAAGAAAGTGCGGTCTCGGATGTGCGGCGCGCCGACGCCCGCAGACGGGAAAGGGTTCGCGGCGCAGGCGTATTCCATGGCTTCCAGGTCATCGAAAACAAGGTCGATCCAAGGGTCGACGTCCTTGCTTGCAACCTGCTCGCCAAGGATGACTGGAGGGCGGCACTCGCTGATGAGGTGATGCCACGCCGGCCAGAGGTGCCGCTCGTCAGCAAATCCAAGTCCTTTGCCTGCCGCGCTGAAAGGTTGGCACGGACAGGAACCAGTCCAAACAGGTCGGTCGTCAGGCCATCCAGCGAGTCGAAGCGCGGACGACCAGACGCCGATTCCGGCGAAGAAATGGCACTGCGTGTAGCCTCGCAGGTCATCAGGTCGGACATCTTCAATGCTCCTTTCGTCAACGTCGCCGGGGGCGATGTGCCCGGCGGCAATCAGGTTGCGCAGCCACTGCGCGGCGTAGGGCTCAATTTCGTTGTAGTACGCGGCCATCAGCGTCAAGCGGCGTGACCGCGCTTCATGAAGCAGATCCAGTGCGTGTCGGCGCGCTTGCCAGACTTGTGGCCGAACAACGGCTGCTGGTCCGTGAGCGCGAGGATTTCCGCGACCTTGATCTGCGTTTCGTTCCATTTGAAGATCAGCACGCCCTCGTCGGCGAGTACGCGGAAGCACTCTGCGAAGCCTCGGCGCAGGTCGTCGCGCCAGTCGCTCGACAGCTTTCCGTACTTGGCGGCGAGCCAACTACGCGGGCCGGCGCGCACAAGGTGCGGCGGATCGAACACGACCAGCTTGAAGGCGCCGTCGGCGAAATCCATCGCGCGGAAGTCCATCGTCAGGTCGGGCGACACGCTCATCACGCGCTCGCCGTCCTCTTTGCCGTGCGACCTGTCCGTAACGGACACCGTCTCGTCGCGCACGTCGCCGAAAAGTACGGCCGGGTTTTGCGGATCGAACCAGAACATTCGGGTTCCACAGCACGGATCGAGGATCGTTTTCACTTCGCTCATGCTCGTCTCACTCAATCGGTTGGGGTTCAAGTTGCTTGCGGACCGCTGCGGCGCGTGACTGCGAGCAACCAAGAAACTTTCGGATCTCGGTCACTGTCGCGCGCAGCTCATCGGCGGCGACTGCGGCCCTGACTCGGGTAACGTCGTCTTGCTGCTCGACGACGGAAAGCGAAAGCATCGACGCGGGTGCGTCAGCGGGAGTGACGGTCAAGACTGGCGCGGCATGACTCTCGGGCATGACTGCCGCCGTTACTGAGGCGTTACTCCCTTGCTGGGCGGGCATTACCGGTGATTCAGTCACGACCTTAGGACGCAGCGCGAGCAGCCAAGCGAAGCACGCGACCGCCTCAAGTACGCCCGCGAAAGCGAGTCCGGTCACAAGTTCCGCGCGCGGCGCGGTTACGCCGAAGGCGGTCAGGGCGCCGGTCACGGGATCAGCCAGGGCGGCGGCTCGCTCGGCAGCGGCGCGATCCTGCGCGGCCTCGGCGCGGCGCGCTTCGTCGCGCTCCACGTCAAGCGCATCGAGTCGCGCTGCGGCGGCGGTACGGTCTGCCATCAGGTTCGGGGACGGCGCGACGCAGCGACGCGCATTGGTGCGGGCCAGTCGCGTTACTGCGTCAGCACGGTCACGTGCAATCTCGGCCATACCGCGTCCCTTAGCCATGACTGCCGGCACCGCGGCGGCGCGCAGTTCACCCGCATGCTTCTGCGCCAGAATGAAGAAGACACCGTGACCGATGCAGGTCGCGACGAAGCAGGCGGCCCACAGCGCGGTGCCGACGGCGCGCACGCCGCGACCGTGGGCGCGGACGAGCGCTGGCAGCAGATGGGCCGCGACGACGAGCACGACGCCGACGGCGATCCACAGCACGCGCTCGGCGAGGAATCCGCCGCGCTGCAAGCCAGCCATGATTGAGAGGCACGCCGCAGTCACGGTAGCCGCGACTGCGAGTAATGCCGGGAGCAGTCTGGCGGTCATGATTGAGCCTCGCCACGCGCCGCACGGCGGTACGTCTTCGTGAAGCTGCGATCTACCGAGTGACCGCGCGTTCGGACGATGTTCGCGAGTTGCGCACGGTCTTCGTGGCTGGCAGGTGATTGGCGCAACAGCCCGAAGTAGCTATTTGCGAGCTGATGAAGTTCAGCCTCAGGGGTGCATCCGATGCGCCGTGCTGCTTCATTGACCGTGCGGCGGCGCGTCGATCTGCGCCACGGCTTGATCACGTGGCCGACAAAATCGACACCACGGTCGATGGGCTGGAGGATCGTTTTGCGCGGGTTGATATTCGCGCCGAGGCGCGCCGGCAAGAAGGCGGTCAGATCCGCGAGTACGCCGTTCAGATAGTCGACGGACTCGTGGAGGATCAGAAAATCGTCAACGTACCGAATGTAGTGCCGTGCGCCATGGACGTGCTTTGCCCGCTGGTCGAGCACGTCCAGATAGACGTTCGCAAAAAACTGGCTCGACAGATTCCCAATCGGCAGGCCAAGATGCGCAGGCTGCTCCATGAGTCGCTTATGCTGCGGAACCCGGCCCATCAACGCCGGATCGCCGCGATACATGAAGTTGGTGCGCGGGTCGTGCATGAGCACGAGCCGGGTCAGTGCGCTCCAGAACGGCTCGGGAATCTTGGACGTCAGCAGCTCGAGCAGAATGCGTTTGTCGATGCTGACGAAAAAGTTCGCGAGGTCGCACTTCAGGTAGTAGGCCGGGCGCGTCCAGTTTTGCGTGATCGAGCGGATCTTCGATTCGAGGCGTCGTGCCGCGTATAGCGTGCCACGTTCCTTAATGCACGCGCATGAATCGGCGATGAACGAGCGTTCGAAGCGCGGTCCGACGCGGTTGTAGAGCAGGTGGTGAACGATGCGATCACGGAATTCGGCTGCCCACACCTCGCGCGCCTTCGGGCGCGTAATGACGAAGCATTTCGAACGCCCAGGCGTATAGCTTCCCTCGGACAATTCATCGTGAAGACTGCGGAGATTGCGTTCAAGATCGATCTCGAACGCAAGTGCGCTTTCAGTGTTGCGCTTCGTACGCCGGCAATCGAGGTATGCCTCGACGAGCTCTGCGAACGTGAAACTGTGATTCCAATCTGCGGACGGCGCGGGCGCGCAACTCGTTGTTCTTGTCGTTGTTGTTCTGGTTGCCGTTGTTGAAGTTCTGATACCAAGCCCAGCCGGAAAAATCGTGCTATCTACGTCGCCCGTCCGATTGCTCAGCGGGGAAACTGCGCGGGACCTAGCCGCACGCCGGCGGTCGGTATCCGTGATGCGCATGGCGGTGGCCTCTTGAGCCAGCGGCACGACCAGATTGAAAGATCGCTCAGTCATGGCGGCCTTGACCTCCACGATACGGGCGATTGGCGGCGCTCTTCCATCCGTTGGCCTGCTTCCCGATGCTGGTCGTGATCTCGACTGCCTTGGCGTAGCCCTTCGGCGAGATCAGGTGCTTGTCCATGCCCAGACGAAGCATCAACTCGATCACCTGGAGGCGCTCAAGCAGCTGCACGATGTGCGGAGTCTTGTCGGCCGCAACATTGGCGCGAAATACCAGAATCGTGATCTTGACGCAGTCCTTGCTGATTTCGTCACCAATGCTGCGCTTGAAGTCGCGCGGCATATTTTTGACGAGATCGGTGACCACATCGAGCAGCCCATAGGCGGCCTTGTAGATCGGAAGTTGGGTATGCAGGGCCACGATGGATTAAATGATCAAATTACCGAAGGAATGAATCTGCGGACGGCGCGGGCGCGCAACTCGTTGTCCTTGTCGCCGCTGCCCTGGAAGCCGTCGTAGAAGCCCTGAAACCAAGCCCAGCCGGAGTTCGTCTCGTGCTGTTCGCTGGACCAGTACCAGGCTGATTCGAACTCGCCTTTCAGATTGGCGAACAAGAGAGACTGCTCGCGGCGAGTCGGCAGAACGCCACCTTTTGCCTCGGCCCACTCGCTCGCATCCGGCCAATCAACTGACTCGTTTTCCCCGGGCAGTAGGATCAGGTGATAGTCGGCGTCGCCGTTGTCGCCGAGCACAAGGCCCGCGTAGCGCTCGCCCGGCGCGAGCGGGATTTTCACCCCAGTGACGTTGTATTCCATGGCCTTCGGCTGCTTTTTGAATTCCTCGATCAGTGCGCTGATGCGCGCTTGATCGGCTTCGATCTGTTCGAGCGTGACCGTCATTGCAATGCTCCGTTGTGAATGGATGAAGGGTTAAATCGGCAATCTGCGGACGGCGCGGGCGCGCAACTCGCAGCTCTTGACGTCGGTGGTCTGGGTGCCGAAGTCGAAGTACTGATACCAAGCCCAGCCGGAATAGTAAGGATCGTCGTCTTGCTCGTTCGACCAATAGGCGCGCTTCTGGAACTGGTCGCGCTGGTTGGCCCACAGCATCGCCTGTTCAATGCGGTTCGGCAGATCGCCGCCGACGCTCTTCGCCCACTCCATTTGCGCCTGCCAGGTCGCGCCATCGTTGTCGCCCGGCAACAGGATGACGTGATGACCCGAGCCGTCCTTATCGACGACGGCGCCCACATAGAGTTCGCCTTCGGCGATCTCAGGAATCTCAAGTTGCATCGTTTGCACTCCTTGGTTTAATAGGGACCTGCTCATTCATGCATCAGCCAACAACCGTTACTGCTATTCCACCTGCGCTCGCAGCATCGCTGCGCGTGCGTCACGGAGCTTCACGAGCGTCGGGGCTTTTGACTTCGCGAGGCGCAAGGCGCCGATTGCTAGCTCTTTCCACGCGACTGCGGTTTGATAGCTACCAGCGAGCACGCGTTGGGGGGGGCGCCCGCATAGCTTCTCGATTTCGCCGCGTAGCGCCTCGATCTCTTCGCGCTCGGTTTCAAGTGCCTCCTTCGTCTTCTCGATCCTTTGTTGCGAACCCATTGCAATCTCCATTTGATTAGGGCGGGTCACTCGTACCAATGCGGATACGCTTCGTCCGCTTGCGTTGGCACTTCACGTTTGCGCTCGATCGGCTCACGAAAGCACCATGCGAGATACTTTCCAAGTAGCGAACCGACAAACACACTCAATAGGACTGCGAAGAAAATCCATCCGATGATGTTCACGGTGAGCCTTTCCGGGATCAGACGCAGCTACGCGTAGAGCAAGAGGTTGAGCTTGCGTTCTGACAATCGTCGATTTGCGACTGAATCATCAGGACCGCGAGAACAGCGATGATTGCGGCGATGTAACGCAGTCCGAGCTTGATGACGTTCATCACGCACCTGCGCGCAGGCCAACGAGCACATACCAGAACAAGCCAACCGCGGCGCCGAGCAGCGCAACACCGGCAACACGCATGAGGCGAGGAGGGCGTTATCACAAGGGACTCGATTCATCTCTCGCTCTCCAGTCCACGCGGCTCGACAAGGCGGCCGCCCGAAAAAGCAAATTGGATACGTGCCACAGGGCACCGGGCTAGATCGGAGAGTGTGAGGACTACTACGGAACGACCTACATACGCGACGAAGCGGCAATGTCCATCAAGGGATTTTGCAGCAGCGCGACGAAGGGCTTTACGTGCATTCATCTCTCACTCCAGCGATCACAGCAGGGTGGTGAGAGGTAGGCTAAGTACAGAGCACTGGTATCAATGCGCTGAGCTCAGCCCACTTCTGACGCTGGGCGCTCTTGGGGAGCGCTTGAGATGGATAGTAGCAAACGCTACGAAGTAGTTCAAGTAGCTTTTGCTACTAGATGCAAATAAATTTAAGCGCCGCTGCCTAGAATGGCGATCGCGGCGCTTCTATTTTCGAACCGTAGGAGGTTTCTAATCAGGTCGCCAAGCTGAGGGGCGCACGATCGCGCGAACGAAGTGGACCTTATCGATTTCTTCGTTTGCAATGGAAATTGGCTCGTGGGCGTCGTTGATCGACACGAGATATAGACGTCCAGGAGTGCTATATAGATACCGCTTCACCATTACACGGCCGTCCGTGGACTTTACCAAGACGTCATCGCCGGGCTCATAAGGGTGAGATGGCTCGATGATCACGAACTCGCCGGCCTGAATGCGCGGGCGCATCGAATCGCCCTTGCACTTGAGTGCATATGCGTTCGGATCTCTGGATGGGAAGTCAATATAACCGTCGCCGTGCCCAACGGGATACTCAAGATCGACGAAGAGCCCGTCATCCCCTAACTGCGCGTTGCCCACCACAGGAACAGGTCTCCAGTTAGTGATCGGGATTGGCTTCCAGTCGTCGGTATAGCGCACGGCAACGCCAGGATCACCTTTACCCCTGGCAAGCCAGACGGAATTTGCGCCATAAGCTTCCTGCATTTTCACGAGATGCGCGAGCGCCGGCTCGGCGCCAACCCCGTTCAGCCAGTCGGTAGCAGCGTCGATGCTCACTCCGATCACGGATGCGAGCTCGACGGGCCCAATCTTCGAAGCGAGGGCCGCGCGGACGCGCTGCTGAACCGTCATCTTCGAAGGATCAAGCGTATCGCCTGACACCTCGCCGGCTTGTGCAATCAAAGGGAGATTTTGAGCATTGATCGGCAGATCGGATTGCTCTGCTGTGTGCTCTGGAGCCGGATTGGCGGAGACGGTCGAGTTGAACCATCCCTTTAGTCCCGGGATGGACTCGATCTGTCGAATCGTTTTCTCGGTGACGGGGCGAGATCCGTTCAGCATCTGGCGTACGAAGGCGCCGTCCTTATAGCCAAGACGCCGCCCGAATGCGCTTACGTTCCCGTCTGTGGCCCGATCGATTGCGGCCTTCAGAAGATTCGCGCGCAGTTTGTTCAGCTCATGGTCATTCATAGGCGAAGGGTAGCACATGCTACTCATAGCATTTGCTCCTTGCCACTAGGAGCGAATGCTACTAGACTTGCTGTATGGACCTCGACCAATACTTCTCCTCGCCCGGCGCAATGTCGATTTCGCAACTGCGTTTGCGCATGTGTGAGCTCGGATTCGAGGTGAAAAGCAATGCCCAGATTCGTCAATGGCGCCATGGCTACAGCGATCGCCGGCCGGATACCGAGTATTGCGTCGGTCTTGAGCTTGCCACAAACGGAATTGTCACGCGCCAAGAACTCAGGCCTGACGATTGGTGGCGTAAGTGGCCGGAACTCCCTGGGGCTGCTGAACGTCTGGCGGCTCATTCGTTTGAAGCCTCCGACGACGTCCAGCCTCCGGTCGGTGGTGTGAAGCGGGATACGAAGATGGCACGGGTGCGGATGCACGAGGCTTCGTAAGCGAATCATAAAAATTGAAGTCATGGCGCAAATGAAGGGGTCGATTGACCCCTTCATTTGAGTCCTGCAGGAAGTAGTAATCCAAGTTGTAATCCGATGAATTTTATCAACCGAGGTATCTGATGCAGACGCAAACAAGGCCGACTTCGATTGCAGCTAGCGCGCTGCGGCCGAACAGGGAAGGGCCGGCGCCGCGTTTTTTGCCCGATGAACTGATCGCGCAGTGCGCATCTTTCCGTGATGCCGTGTGGCTCGCCTGGGAAAACCGGGTGGTACGCAACATGACGAAAAGGACGCTTGCGGAGCAGTGCGGGCTCTATGCGCCGCACGTGACGAACTTCATTAACGAGCACGCCTTCGATTCGAAGGGGAAGAAGCGCGCGGACTTGCCGGCCGACAAGATTCACGAGTTCGAGCTGGTGGTGGGCAACCAGGTCGTCAGCCAGTGGCTGATTCACCGGGCCGAGTTGACCCTTCTGGAAGTGGTGATCGCCAACAAGAGGTGACATGACCGATGAGGAAGCGCTCGCGAAGTCAACACAGGCTTTCAATGACGCGAGATCCCGGGGGCGCAAGCACGCGACACACAAAGAAATCCTGATGGAGGTGAGACGCAGACGAAAACGAGATCCCGCGCTGGCCGAGGCACTGAAACAGACGGGACTGATGATGCTGAGAGCAGAACAAGGGCATTAACCAGCTGGCCGCTGCGGCGGCCGGCGTTTGAGGATCGAAGCTGATCGGCAACAAGAGGTGGTTCCGCGGCGAGCCTCCTGCTGTTTCGGATTAGCAGTCCTAACTGGGCAGCGTGCCCGCAGGAGATCTCCAGGTGGAAGCTGAAATCTACAGCGCGCGCTCCGGGCGCCGCGTCGCGGAAACGCAGAGCGATGCGTTTCACGCTTTGACTATCAAGGATTTGACCGTCGGTCAAAAGATGGTCCTCAACGCATTCAAGGACGGCCGCCCTCCGCTCACGCGCGAAGACATCGCATCAATCACGAACCTCAAGCTGGGCAGCGTCTGTGGCCGCGTGCGTGAACTGATCGACGCGAAACGCCTTTTCGTCGTCGGCAAGCGCCAAGACCTTGCCACGCAGACGAGCCATCAACTTCTGAACACGAAGCCTCTGTCGATCTGAAATGCAACTCGCCCACGTTCTTCACCTGCCCGAGCACCGCGGGCCGCAGCTTCAAGACGGCTATATGCGCGTCGCGAACGAGTTGCAGCGTGCGATCACGTGGGCGCGGCTGACGGCGTACCAGCGTTGCATCCTCGACGTCGTCATGTGGCAAACGTACGGCTTCAACAAGTCCGTCGACGAGATCTCATCGAGCCAGTTCGTGACCGAAACGGGGCTCGACGCATCTGACGTGCGCCGCACGCTCAACAAGCTGGTCGAGTTGAACATCCTCGTGCGTGGCGAAGGCCGCTATGCGCGTTCGTACAGCATCAACAAGCGGCACGCCACTTGGATGATCGAGGAGGAGCGCAAGCTGATCAACAAACCGGGGTTTAGCAGGGTGAATCTCCCTGCGGGTGAGGGTAAATCCCCCTGTTTAGAGGGGGTGAATCGCCCTGTTGAGCAGGGTGAATCACCCCCCACAAAAGACAACTCCAAAATACAAGACCAAAAGACAACTTCAAAAGAAAACCTTTCGCGCTCGCTTTGCGATCGCTTTGAGATTTTCTGGAAGGCGTACCCGAAGAAGCGATCGAAGGAAAAGGCCGAGAAGGCTTTTGCCAAACGCAAACCGGACGAGCAGCTCTTCAACGACCTGATGGCAGGTCTGGAGCGGGCCAAGACTTCGGAGCAATGGCAGAACCCTCAATTCATCCCGCACGCAGCCACGTGGTTGAACAACGGCGGATGGATGGACGAGTACCAGACGACCTACACGGATGCCGAACTTGCCGTGATCCGAGCCTTCAATGGGGCGCTCGGGGAGCGAGTTGGCACCGTGGACGAGTCTGTGTTCGTCGAAGCCCGTGCAGGAGCGATTCGCGCGTTTCTGGCGCACCTGAAGGGGGATCTGGAAGCGGCGGGGCGTTACTTCCCGGCTGTGCGTGACAAGGTCGATCTGCCGCCTCATGCGGGATTCGACTATCTGGTCAGCCCGAAGGGCTTCGGCGACACAACAGGGCGCATGCGTCTCGCGAAAACACCCGGCGTCCCCGCATCAGGCGGGCGCGTTGACTGGCACGCGACTACGCCAGGTATCGAGGCAAAGGGTGCAGAGCTTGGCGTATCGAAGCGCGAGGACGATAACACCGTCTGGTATCGCCGACGTGTGTTCAAGGCGGCCGGACCGGGCGTATGGCGCGATCAGGATCTCGCCGCGGAGAAGAAGTACGGCGACCAGGCATACGAGCGCCTCTGGCGCTTCTACAACGATGAGGGCAAGTCAGCATGAGTGTGATCCCGGAACAGGTCGAAGCTGCAGCATTCGCTAAGGAATCCATCGATCAGTGGTCGTGGACACCCGAACAGCTCGCTTCCTTCAATGAAAAGCTCAACAAGCGCTTCGGTGAAGTCAATCTCTGTGATCAGGCGCTTGCATTCGCCCTGTGGAAGACTGGCCACCCGATTCAGTATCGCCACGATGACGGAATCTGGAGGACGTCTGACCAGCCGCTCTGGGGTTCGTCGATGGTTTATCGGCTGCTCGCCAAGGTCGAATTGACGACGATGCCGTCGATCGATTGGACCGCGGTCTCTCCGCGGCTGAAGTGGCTCACGCAGGATCTGAGCGGCGTGATGATTCTCTTCGAGAAGAAGCCTTACGCGAACAGCTTTAACGGAAGCTGGACGACGGGTTGCGTCGGGCACCTCACGCATGCGGACAACTTCGCATCGGCAAAGCAATGCCGCGGCCATTGGCGCGATCTTATCGTGGAGCGGCCGGCAGCATGAAAGTGACCATCGAAGCGAGCGGGAATCTCTTGATCACACCGGAAACGGGGTGCGAGGCGTACGCGCTGGGGCATTGGGCCGAAGAGAATCTCGGACCAGTTTATAAGGATGTGACCGCGAACGCACCGGCAGTCAAGATCCGCATCGATTGCTCCGATTTCCCGGAGGCTCTGCCGCCCATTGTCCTGGCTGAAAGAGTGGTGCGGCTGTGAACAAGCGATCGACGAAACTACGCTATCCCGAAGGAACGACCTAGGTCGGCACGGCTCATGTGCGCGATTCACGCGTCGCTGCAATGAAGGCGCCTGCCGCGCCGCGCGCCTCCAAGTACGGCAACGTAAAGGTCGAGCATGAAGGCCTGAAGTTCGACAGCAAGCGCGAGGCGAAGCGCTGGCATGAGCTCGTCGCCATGCAGGCGCGCGGCGAGATTGCCGAGCTTGAACGACAGGTCGTGTTTGTCCTCGCCACCGGCGTTGTGATCGCTGGCCGGAAACGGCCCGCGCTCCGCTACGTGGCCGATTTTGTCTATGAGCGTCCGGGCATAGACGGGCAGATCGTGGAAGACGCGAAAGGTCGCGTGACCGAAGGCTATCGAATTAAGCGTCACCTCATGAAGGCCGTGCATGGCCTCGACATTGTGGAGGTTTAATGGCACCGAAGCCAAAAACACGCGACAGGGTTAAGGCGCTGATTCGCGAACATGGCCCAATGACCACCGAGGAGATCGCCGCGGAGTTGGGAATGCTCAAGAAAACGATTAGTTCTTGCATTAGCAATTCGCGAAGCACAAAGGCGAAGCACTTTTACGTCAAAGACTACCTTCCTCAACGCGGCCGATCGGGTCTTCCGGCGGCGCGATTTGCTCTTGGCAATCGCAGGGACGCGCCGTTCCCTGAAACGAATCGGAAGGCGACTGCTCGTCGCTATTACGACAGGAACAAAGGCGTAATCAAAGCTCGCCGCACTACGCGTGAGGCCAGCCCTTTCAAGTCAATGATCACCCAACTGGTGACGGCATGAAGCTCTATATCGCAGGCCCGATGACGGGCTACGCCGAACTTAACTTTCCGGCGTTTCACGCCGAAGCGGCGCGCCTGCGCGAGCTTGGCTTCGAGATCGTCAATCCGGCTGAGATCAATGCTGACAAGTCGGCGGAATGGCTTGCCTGTATGAGGGAAGACATCAAGCAGCTGGTCGATTGTGACGGCGTTGCGCTGCTGACGGGGTGAGCAGTCGCGCGGCGCGAATATCGAGCATAACCTGGCGCGCGATCTTGGCCTGCGCGTCTTTCGCGCGGCGCACATCGTCGGGCTCGCGGGCGAAATACCTGTGATCTCGCAGGCTGCCATCGAAGAACTGCTTCCGAAAATCGAATCCGCATGAAACGTTCGGGATTCGGTCCGCGCAAAAAGCCGATGTCGCGCGGCTCCTGGAAGTCCTCACCTTCGGCGGCGACGCTGAAGCATCGATCGACGATGAAGCGCCGGGTGAAAAAGCCGACGGTGGCAGAAGGTTTGAAGTATCTGGCCGCATGCAGAGGAGAAACCTGTTACCTGCGCGTTGCCGACATCTGTCTTTTCACGCCGCGCACTGTGGTGCCATGCCATTCGAACCAGTCGCGGCATGGCAAGGGCATGGGCATCAAGGCTGCGCACGAATTCACCGTGCCTGGCTGTCAGGCCTGCCACGCATGGATCGATCAAGGCCCCGCTCCGCGGGAAATCAAGTTCGCTGTTTGGGATGAGGCGTTCGCATTATGGGAGCCAGTTCGCGCGCGAAAGTTGAGCATCGGGGAGGGCATTGAGTGCAGCCGGTAAAGATCGAAGTGAATTTGCCGATGCCGGCCGCGATGAACAAGCGCTGGTCGAACGGCAGGTTTATCACGGAGCGTGTGAAGCAGCAGATCCGCATGGTGGTGTTTGGTTTCCGTCGATGCAGCACGAGGGACGCGCTAGGCAACGAATACATCGTGCACGTGCTCGCGCGCGTCCCGCGCAGCTACGCGACTTTCGTGCGCCGCTCGCAGTGGGTGTCGGCGGATCTGGCGTGGCTCGATGCGCTCGTTGCCCTCAACGAATCGGCGCTGCGCCCATTCCTGATCAGTGGCAAATATGAAGACCTTGCTGAGGTGCTGGCGTGAATCCGATCAGGCTCCAGGTTCAGATGCCGACGATCGGCGTGTTCAGCATCAAGGGTCGTTCTTCTATTGGCGAGGTGGAGCAAGCGGCTGAAACGATGGTGATCGCCCTGCGCCGCGTGGAATTCCAGGGCGTCATTGATGAGCACCTTGTTAGAGCGCTCGCATTCGTGCCGGATCAGTTTCGCGCCTATCTGCGTCAGAGCAGCCGCCTAGTCGACGGCGAATACGCGTGGTGCTTCGCACGCGTGACCGATAACAAGAAGTCGCTGGCGCCGTTCATGGCTAGCGGTGATCGTGAATGGATAGCGGAGGCTTGACAAATGACCCCGGCGAAGTATCAAGCCGCACTCAGTGCACAAACGGGCATTGCGCGAAAAGTGCTCGATATGGTGCCAATCCAGGATGCTTGGACGCGCGCCGAGATTGCGGGTGCCATGAAGCGTGTGACGAAGAGCACACCAGATGTTGCGGTGCTCGAAGGATGCCTTGCACGTCTCAAAGACGCCGGCCTGATCCGCGAGCGTGGCGCTGGCCAATACCAACGAGTCGAAGTCAGGGAAAAGGAGGTGCCAATCGTGTCAACTGTGATCGTGGCGAATCCCGGTCCGAAATTGGCCGAACAATCGGCGTCGCCTATTGACGTGCTTGCGCGGCTGGCAGAGCGTGCCCGGTCAATGGCCACGCAGATCGTGGTGCTTGCTTCAGACATCGAGACTGCGGCGCTGACAATTGAGCAGGGAAATGCAGAGAGTGCAGCCGAGGCCGCGAAGCTGCGTCAACTGAAAGATCTTCTCAAGGGTATCGCATGAGCGCACACGCATACATCCAGTATTCCGACATCCCGGATGCCCTTATCGCATCGAGCCGACAGTGGGTGGAAGGGCCGCTTCGCGTAAAGCTGATTTCGCTGACTGGCTGCCCGATCACGGGGCAAATCGATGTGATCAGCGGTGGTCGGGTGCAGGTTGAGTTCGCGTGGCCGCGCTTGAAGGATCTGCGTCACGCGCTGGGCGACTGGTTCACGGAACAGGGCATTCACTTCACGGTGGTGATGTGATGAACAAGGTCATCCTCGGTTCTGCGCGGCTCACCATCGACGGTCAAGAGTATGTGATCGGTGACGTTCATTTCCCACATTTGTGCGACAAAGCGGGCGCGAGTCGACTCGAAGCGCCGATTCCGGTGACGATCAGCTTCCGCGTCAAGCAGATCGGAAGAACGCCGCACTGGATGCGCTCGCACGAACCGGGCAAGAACTATGTGCGGCCGCGTAGCGTGTCCATGCGCCGTATTCGGCGCCATAAGTATTGGAGGCCGGCATGATGGCGCGCGTGAAGGGAGGTGCTCTCGCGAAACTCGCCGGTCAGTGGGCGAACGAACCGGCATTCCTCGAATCGCTCAGCGCTATCGGCCAGCCTGCGCGCAACCCCGATGATGCGGCTGCCTTCATGCGCCGCGCCTCTGGCATCGTAAGCCGCGCGCAGCTCGATCACGACGCGGCGGCGCGAGCGCGATTCAATCGCCGCGTCCGTGCGCCCTATGCCAAATACCGCGCATCGGTGGGGTGCGTATGAGGCGCGGCGATTTCCGCGATCCGGCGATCGTGCTTGAAGAGAAGCAAAACCGCACCTGCCTAGGATGCGCACAGCTCGAGCGAAACAGGTTTGCCGGAGTGACGAAGTTTGTGTGTTTGCTAGGCGTTCAGAAAGCCGCACTGGACGTCTACGAGATGCGGCGGTGCAAAAAATACGTGGACAGGATGAACATGACGCCAGAACAGAGCCAAGAAATCGAAGAGATCCTGCTGACATGGTATCGCTGGCAGATTCGCCAGTCGCATGCAGAGACGCTCGCTCATTTTTACCGGCCTGAAGATCGAACGTGCCGCGGATATGTGACTCCTGCCAGTGCGGAAGAAGATGACGAGGATGCATATCAATGGGCCGATGATCGCCAGTCGGAACAAGTGCAGCTTTGCGTCGATCGTTTGGCGTCCGACCAGCGCGCGGCAATCTCAGTAAGCATGCGCAATAAGGAATGCGGCCGAGACGTTTGGTCTAGCACGCGCGCTGGTGCGCAGCACGCTGTCTATCAGGCAGCGAAAGAGTGCCTGCTTCCGCTTCTGGTCGCTCGTCAACTCGTCAAAATTGTTGTGACGGCGTGAGGGCTTCAATTGAGCTACCAGCTTTTCAGGGTTGGAAAGGTCTGGCATTACCGGTTCCAGATTGACGGAGCACGGGTTCAGAAAAGCACGCGCGAGACAATCAAGCGTGAAGCGGATTTGGTGGCCTCGAAGGCATATGAGCGGGCCAAGCTGTGGTCGCGCGGGGGAGAAAGCGTCCCGACCCTGCGCGAGCTCGTTTCGCTTTGGTTGGGCACGCACCAGCCAACTGTCAGCGCAGCGCATTTTAAAGTGGTGGAGACGTTCGGGCGATTGCACCTATACGATCTGGCTGACGTCGAGATTTGCGACCTGACCACCGAGATGGTCGAGCGCTCACGCCTTCTATACTTAGAGACGCACGCGCCTGCCAGCGCCAACCAGTGGCTGAACGTACTGAGGCTATTGTGTCGCTGGGCTATCCGTCGAAAGATGATTCCATCGCTCCCTTGGTCGGTAAAACTACTCAAGGTGCAAAAGCGCCCGCGCGCCATTTTGCCAGTCCCTGTCGCGACGAAGTGGCTTGCTGCAGTGGACGAATGTGCGGGAGTATGCGGCCCTGTCGCCATCGCAGTTCGGCTCATGCTCGGCATCGGCCTGCGTGAGGTGGAGACAACGACGGCGCGTTGGGAGTGGATGGATTGGGATCGGCGAACATACACGCCTGGTATCACGAAAGGGCGCGAAGCTGACCCTGTTCCAGTTCCTGATTGGCTATGCGCTTACCTTTTGCCGCTTCGCCAAGTCTCCGGACTGATCGTTCATCGTCCTGACGGCACTGCGTGCGCGCCGGGCTTCACGCGAAAAATTATGCTTGCCGCAAATGCCACGTGCGGAATCGGCCACGTCACGGCGCATCGTCTGCGTGGCACGTTCGCCACGTTGCTCAGCGAGCAGGGAGCGCCCATCCACATGGTGAAGCAGGCGCTGCGCCACAAAAACATCACCACAACCATGGCTTACCTCGAAATGAACATGGATCTGGTGTCGCGCGCGCAGCAACGCATCGCCACTATTACCGGCCTTGACGCTGAAACCGCAAAACACAGTGGCGAAAAAACGGCGAGCGACATGCCTAAAACCCGCATGGAATATGGACGGTCGGATTAATAAGGCTCATCGTGATCGGCCCTCGAGCGCGGGCGCGTTCAAATAGTTCTTGCGCCCCTGCTTTTTTTGAGCGAAGATTCTCCCCGGATCAGTGCGTCCAAACAAAGCCCGCGAGTCGAAAGACTGCGGGCTTTTTGCATTTCTGCGTCCTGAGCGAAGCGGCAGACTGCCGGTGAGACCGGCCGAGCGCACCCACGCGGTGAACGGGTTGGCCGCTTCGCCCAGGATGAGTAGTCCTAATCGCGTCTCCTCCTCGCGTCCGAGAGTGCGTGAGTTTGCCCGTGGTCAGCGGGCTTTTTCTTTTTGGTGCTGGGATGGCCCGACAGACGAAGAAGATCGCCGCCGATGCGCTTGTCGGCGAGACCGCGCTGGTGCGCGCGGCGATCTGGCAAAACGGTCGGGTCGCCGTGGCTGCAATCGTGACCGAAGCGACGACGGATGCGGCAATCCTCCCCGAGGATGCAGTGGCGCTCGTTTCGTTAACGGCTTTCGCTCCTGGCGTGCCGTCCCGCACGATGCGTGACGTGCCCCTCTATGCTGCGCCGCGCGACGACGCGGCTTTGCCGGCATGCTGGCTCAAGCAACGCGTGGCGTGACATGCTGAAATTGAGCATTAATGCTGACGTCAAAGGCATCGCGGCAAGCATGCAGAAGTATGTCGGCGAACAGCAGAAAGCCGTTGTACGTGCCCTGAACAAGACTGCGATGCAAGCACGCACTGCTGCGGCGCAAGAAGTTCGCTCTGCCGGATACAACATCAAGTCGAGCGCGATCAAGCGCTCGTTCATCATCGACAAGGCGCGCCCTGCGCGGTTGGTGGTGACGCTTAAAGCTACGGGTCGCCCGATCGCACTGATCAACTACGGCGCGCGTCAGGGCAAGAATGGCGTATCGGTACAGGTGAAAACTGGTCGTCAGGTTCTGCGTCACGCGTTTATCGCGACGATGCAGAACGGCCATCGCGGCGTTTTTCAGCGCACTGGTAACGGCCACAAGAAGATCAAGCGCAATGGCAAGGTTTTGCGCACAGGCCTTCCGATCAAAGAGCTTTTCGGCCCATCTATCCCACAATCTCTCGCGAACGATGCTGTTGAGAAAGCGATCATGGCGAAGATTCGAGAGAAGTTCCCTCGGATCTTGAGGCATGAGTTGGATTTCATCGCGTCGAAGCGGTAGACCGAATCAGATAGATCTTAAAGGCGCCAGATACGGCGCCTTTTTCACTTGGGCGTTCGAATGGCGTTGATCAAATTGACCGGCAAATATGCTGTCGGCCAGAGCGAGTTCGCAATTGTCGACGACGACATGGTCGACTTTCTGTCGCAGTGGCGATGGAAGGCGAAACCCAACGGCGGCCGAAACAATGTGTATGCAGTGCGCAATACAGTGATCGATGGAAAGAGTGTCACGCTGAGAATGCACCGGATTGTGGCGGCGATGGGGCGCGACAATCCGCTCGAAGTCGATCACGATAATCACAATTCTCTGGACAATCGACGCGCCAATCTTGTGCCGGCCACGCGAAGTCAAAACATGCTTAACTCAACGCCGTTTGAACAGGTTGGCAATTGCAAGCATTGCGGAATCTCGATGCGGCGCATGACGACAATATGCGCGCGGGCGAGTGAGATGGCATGTAAGCCGTGCAAATCCAAACGACATGCTGCTTTGCGATCAAGTGCCGTGTTTTTTACGAAATGCAAGCATTGTCAGCGGGCGATAACGGCGCGCCGACCGGGGCGTGAGTTCTGCACCGACATGTGCCGATGCCGCCACCGCGCAGCGATGGGGTATGTGTCGCCGTCTCGCCGCCGACAATCACTGTCGGACGGTCCCGCGTGACCGGAGTACGTTACCGCGCAAAAATAGAGCGGGTCCTGGAAATGAAATCGCATCAGGGCGGAAGCGAAGACGCGCGAATTTCGACCAGCGCTGAGGTTTGAAATTTGGGTAACAGGTAACAAACCGAAACCATGAATCAAAGCGAGTTCGCATCGCTCCACGGCGTAAGTCGAAAGACCGTCACAAAGTGGAAGGAGCGTGGCTGGCTTGTGTTTGCGGGCGATGAGGTTGATGTAGAGGCGTCGAACGCGCTTCTCAAAAGATACCGCCGAGACGGTGTGTCACCTGTTACCCAAACCGATGCGAAGGCCGCCAAGGGTAACAAGCGGATGCCTGTTACCCAGGCGGCGAAAGGGGTAACGATTGAGCATGGCGAAAGCGCCGGCGAAGTGGCCGGCCGCATCCTCGCTGGCGACGTCGAGCTGATGAATTTCGACGAGGCCCGGTGCTTCAAAGAGAACTATCTCGGGCTGATGGCTCAGCTCGAGTACGAACGAAAATCCGGCGCGCTTGTCGAGCTGGAAACAGCAACAGCAATCCTCTTCGAGGAGTTCCGGGCGCAGCGCGATGCGTGGCTCAACTGGCCAACCAGAGTGGGACCAATACTGGCTGCCGATCTGGGCGTCGAGGCCGACCGAGTTGTCGAGGCTCTAACAGCGCATGTCCACAAGCAAATCGCCCAGCTCGGCGAGCCCGAAGCCAACTTTTCCGAAAGGGAAGTCTGACAGGCTGCGCGCTTCCGTTCGGCGTGCATGGACGCCGCCGCCCCGGATCAGCGTCCCGGCATGGGCTGACAAGTTTCGAAAGCTTGCCAAGGAGGCGGGAAGCACATCCGGCAACTGGGAGACATCAACTGTCGAGGTTGCGCGCGGGCCGATGCTCGCGGTGACGGAGCCAGGCGTGCACGTCGTCACGACGATGGTGAGTACGCAGTTGCTGAAGACTGCGCTGCTCGAAAACGTCTTCGGATACTTCGCGCACCTTGATCCGTGCCCGATCCTGTTGCTTCAGCCGAAAGAGGACGCTGCCGAGCAGTTCAGCAAGGAACGTATCAGCCCGTTGATCCGCGTTACGCCTGCTTTGCGCGAACTGGTTGGCACGAGCAAAACGCGCAATGCTGACGAGACGCTGTTGTTCAAGGCTTTCCCCGGTGGCTTCCTAGCGCTCGCTGGCGCGGGCAGCCCTGACAACCTCGCGCGGCGACCGGTGCGAGTCATCCTGGCGGATGAGGTTGATAAGTATCCGGTGACGCGCGAAGGTGAGCCGATTGCGCTCGCAGAGGAGCGCACCGCGACGTTCGGTGTCAATTGGCTTTCTATTCGCGCATGCTCGCCGACGGTCGAGGACGAAAGTCGGATCGAGGCGAGCTATAAGGAATCGGATCAGCGGCGCGCGTCTATCGCGTGCCCGCACTGCGGGCATCGCATGTTTCCCGATTTCTTCAAGCACGTTGATTGGGACAAGCGGCGCGACGATAGCGGCAATGTCGTCGAGCACTTCCCGAAGACAGCGCGAATCTCTTGCGAATCTTGCGGACAGATCTGGTCGGAGGGTGATCGCCTTCGAGCGTTGCAGACCGTGCGCTGGCACCAGACGCGACCGTTTGAATGCTGCGGATCGCGGCATGTCCCGCTCGATGCATACGAGCGCGCATGGCGCGGCCCGGAAGATGCTCGCGAAGCGACGACTGCCGCCGCAATCGATGCTGTTTGGGACTGGTGGGAAAGCGATCGCCACGCCGTTTATCGAGCCAAGTGCCCTGACTGCGGCGAATGGAAGGTCGATAACGAGCATGCTGGTTTTCAGGCCAGCAAGCTTTACAGCCCGTGGCAGAAAGACAAGCCCGCTGACATCGCGGCGAAGTGGCTGAAGGCCGAAGGCGACGAAGAGAAGAAACAGACCTGGTGGAACACGCAGGCCGGGATGCCGTACCGCCCGAACTCGGGCAAGGTGCTGCGGCTGGAAGCTCTCGTCGCGCGCGGCGAGCGTTGGGCAGCCGAGGTGCCGGACGGCGTTGCAGTGATCACGATCGGCGTCGACACGCAGGATTATCGCTTCGAGGTCGAAGTGGTCGGCTGGGGGCGCAACGAGGAAAGCTGGTCGATTGCCTACGACGTGATCGAGGGTGATATGGAAACGCCCGAGCCGTGGGAGCGGCTCGACGCGCTGCTGAACCGCATTTGGACCCGAGCCGATCGGCGCCCATTCGAGGCGATGGCGGTATGTATCGACTCTGGCGGCCACCATACGCAGAAGGTCTACGACTTCTCGAAGGCGCGCCTTGGCAGGAAGGTCTGGGCGATCAAGGGGGAATCAGCCGTCAACGGTCGACGTAACCCGGTCTGGCCGATCAAGAGGCCGACGCGCAAGACCAAGGCATCGTTCCGGCCCGTGATCATTGGCGTCAACGCAGCGAAGGACACGATCCGGAACCGGCTTCACCTCGATCAGACGGGATCAGGCTATATGCACTTCCCGAACGATCGCGACATCGGCTATTTCGAGCAACTCACGTCGGAACGCTCGGTAGTGAAGAAGTCGGGCGGCCAGACGTTCCGAGTCTGGGAGCTTCCATCCGGCCGTGCGAATGAAGCGCTGGACTGCCGCGTATATGCATACGCCGCGCTGTGTGGGCTCACGCATCTGGGCCTCAAGTTGAATCGGCGCGTAGATCTTGTTGCTGTGCCGTTGGAATATGACTCGTCGCATGAGTCTTGGGCTCCTGCAGGTCAACCGCCGGCAACTCCCAATGCCGAATCGCGCGCGGTGCCGCAAGCATCGGAGCCACCGATTGCATCGGCGGCTGACAAGCCTGCGCGAAAGCGTTTGACGAACCGATTGGCGTAGGAATCGTATGGCACTTACAGATGGGATGAGCACCGCCGACATGCAGTCGCAGTTGGCGGCGCTGCAGAAGGCCTACTTCGAACTGTCGTCAGGGGCGAAAGTCGTTTCGGCGTCGTATAGCCAGGGCGACGGTTCGAAGTCTGTGTCGTATCAGCAAAGCGATCTTGCGCAGATGATGCGCAGTATCCAGATGCTGCAAAAAGCCCTCGGAATCATTCCGCACTATCACCGCGCACGCCGGATCCTGTTCTAAATGTCATCACTCATCGTCGACGCAAATGGCAGGTCGTTCGCGGATTTGCCGGCTGGCGTGCGCGCGCGTGCTGACTCGGAATTCGGTGGCCCCCCGGCCTTCGCGCGGCCGCCATACACCAACATGTATCCGTATGAGGCGGCGTCCCAGACGTCTGCCGAGATGGGGAACTGGTATCCGTGGATCCGCTCGCCGGACTCGGAAATCAATCTTTACCGCGATCAGATGGTCGCGCGTTCGCGTGATCTCGCGCGAAACGACGGTTGGGCGACCGGCGGCGTCACCCGTATCCTCGATAACACCGTCGGCGCGCATCTGCGCCTTTCGGCGAGTCCAGACTGGCGCGTGCTTCGCAGATTCGCAAAGGGCTTCGACGCGAGCTGGGCTGATGAGTACCGGCAAGCAGTTGAGGCGCTGTGGCGCATGTACTCGGAGGATCTTGGCCGGTACAACGATGTGTCGCGCCAACTAACGGTGTCGCAACAGTTGCGGCTCGCATTGCGCCACAAGCTGGTTGATGGCGAGGCTCTCTTCGTTTCCTACTGGAAGCCCGAGCGCGTGGGGCGCGGCGGTGCGCAGTACGCGACGTCGTTCTTGGTTGTTGACCCTGACCGCCTGTCGAATCCGTATCAGATGGTTGACACGAAGTATCTGCGCGGCGGTGTGGAGATCGACGACGACGGTGTTCCTCTCGCATACCACATTCGGAAGGCTCACCAGTACGACTGGTACAACTCGGCCGAGTCGATGGAGTGGGAGCGTGTCGAACGTGAGGACGAAGACGGCTGGCGCCGCGTGATTCACGACTTCGAGCGTGATCGTGCGGGGCAGAATCGTGGCATCGGCGTTTTCACGCCGGTTCTCGCCCAAGCAAAGATGCTCGCGCGCTATTACGGCGTGGAGCTTCAAGCTGCGACGGTCGCGACGATCTTCGGGACATACGTTACGAGTCCCTACGATCCGGCGATGATCGAAGCCGCGATGGACGCAGAGAATGGTGAGCACGAGATGGGCTTTTACCAGGATCTGCGCGCCGACTGGGCGAAAGAGCGCCCCGCGATGCTGAATGGCGTTCGCGTGCCGACGCTAGCGCCCGGTGAAGAGATCAAGCAGGTCGCGGCGGCGCATCCGCACAGTGGATTCGGTGAGTTCGCACATGAAATGCTGCGCTCGATCGCAGCGGCGCTTGGCGTATCTGCCGAGCAGATCACCCAGGACTGGAGCAAAACCAACTATTCAAGCGCGCGCGCGGCGCTGCTTGAAAGCTGGAAAACGCTCAGCCGTCGCAATGTGGAGTTCAAGATTGGGGCCGCGACGCCGCTTTTCTCAACGTGGCTCCAGGAGGCGATGGAGCGCGGCGATCTGGATGACGTCCTGCCAAATAGTGCTCCAGATTTCGTCGAGGCTGCGACCGCGTATTCGCGGTGTGACTGGCTGGGCGTTGCGCGCGGGTGGGTCGATCCTGTCAAGGAAAAACAGGGCGCCGTGCTGGGCATGGACGCCGGCTTGTCGACGCTCAAGCGAGAGTGTGCGGAGCAAGGTCTCGACTGGGAAGAGGTTCTGGCCCAGCGGGCAATTGAGCTCAATGCATTCAAGCGGCTTGGTATGAAGCCACCGAGCTGGTCGGGCGTTGAGAGCGCAACCGATGCATCGGCTCCCGAAGAGGAACCTCAACCCCAATGAACAATCTGCCTTTTCTCGCGCAGCGGCTATTCAATACACCGCTCGCCATCACTCCGGCAAAGGCTGAAATGGTGATGGCTGCGCTCGCCGATCGCTTTGGCATCACGAAATTGTTCCGGACGAATGGTCAGACGCTGGCGATCAGTGAGTTCGGCGGCGATGATTCTGATGACGAGCCTGACTATCGGTACTACGACGTTGTGCAGGGCATCGCAATCATCCCGATCTCCGGCACGCTCGTGCAAAAGTCTGGGTACATGAGACCGACTTGCGGAATGACCGGCTACGACGGAATTCGTGCAAATCTCAGCATGGCGCTTGAGGATCCCGCCGTCCGCGCGATCATGCTCGACATAGACAGCGGCGGCGGAGAGGTGGCGGGCTGCTTTGACCTTGTCGATGCCATCTTTAGCGCGCGCGGAAAGAAGAAGATCTGGGCCGTTTTATCGGAGAGCGCGTATTCGGCTGCGTACGCCATTGCATCCGCGTGCGATCAGATCACGGTGCCTCGAACCGGAGGCACCGGCTCTGTCGGTGTCATCTGTGCGCATGTGGACTTCTCGAAAGCACTTGAGAAAGAGGGGGTCACCGTCACGATGATCCACTACGGCGCACGCAAGGCCGACGGAAATCAGTACAACCCACTGTCGAAAGAGGCGCTCGCGCGCTTTCAGTCTGACGTGGATCAAATGGGCGAACTGTTTGTGAAAACGGTCGCCCGCAATCGGAAACTGCCAGTCGCTACCGTTCGCGGAACGCAGGCCGGCACGTTCCTTGGCGCCGATGGCGTCGAGATCGGCTTCGCTGATGCCGTCATGGCACCCGACGAGGCGTTTCGCTCCCTGCTCGCTGAGCTGGGCTGACATTCCCAACCCCAAGAGGTTTTTCACATGAGTATTCGCTCCCTCGCGGCGCGCGGGCTCTCGTTCGCCCATCTCGCCAGCATCACTCCCCGCGGCGCCCGCACCGAAGACGACGATCGTGACGATGATGATCGCGCGGAAGACGACGAGCAGGAAGAGCGTGATCGCGAAGACGGCGGCGGCAACGGCTCGAAAGGCAAGAAAGGTAAGCGGGCCGAAGACCGCGACGACGACAAGGACGCTGAAGACGACAAGGACGAAGTCGAGGACGACGACTCGGGCAAGGGCAAGAAGGGCCAGCGAGCCGAAGACGACGATTCGGACGAGGACGACGACAGCGACCCGGACGCGGAAGACGACGACGGCGAAATGCGCGGCAAGAGCGCCGCCGCACGCGCGCGCCGCCGTGAGCAGGCCCGCTGCGCCGCGATCATGGCGTCGAAAGCAGCGGCTCGCAATCCGGTTCTCGCAGCGAACCTTGCGTTCAAGACGCGTATGACGCGCACTGAAGCAATCGCGACGCTTGAAGCAACGCCTGCGCCGGCGAGCGCGGCGCAATCGCGCCGGGTAGATCGGAACCCGAACCTTGGTGCATACGGCGGCACCAAACCGTCCCGTCAGCAGGCGATCGCTGATCGCTGGGACGCGAATCTCAAAGCTGCGAATCCGTCCCGCCGCTAAACGACACCGCTGCTAAGGAACTGAACCATCATGGGCAATCCGACTTACACGCCGTTCGTTGAGAACTGGCACAACGGTGGCTTTCTCGTCTCGCAGGCGAACGGCCACCAATCGATCGACCAAGGAACGCTGACCGGCGGCGTCAAGGTGCTGGCCGGTACAGTGCTCGGAACCGTGCTTTCCGCGCTGACGGCCGCCGCAGTAGCGCTGGGCGCGAACACGGGCAATGGCACTTTCGGCGCCATCACCGTTCAGGCTGCTCCGGCCACCTCGATCGGTACGTATTCCGTCGTTCTCACGAGCGCGACGGCATTCACCGTCACCGCGCCGGATGGCCAGACGGCGACCGGCGCCGTCGGCACCGCGTTCAACGGCCTCGGGGTCTCCTTCGCGATCACCGCAGGCGGCACCGCGTTCGTTGCCGGCGATTCGTTCACGCTGACGACGGCTGCGGCAGCGGGTAATCCATCGATCGCCTCGGTGACGGGAACCAACACCGGTAACGGCACGATCGGTTCGCTTGGCGTCGCGGGCTATGCGGCACAAGCGGGCGTCTATACGGTCGAGTTCGACGACTCGACCCACTTCGTCGTGTCGGATCCGACCGGCGCAGAGGTTGGTCACGGTGTGGCGGGCACCGCTTTCAAGGGCGGCGGCCTGTCGTTCACGATCACCGCCGGTGGCACCGCTTTCGCAGCGGGCGACAGTTTCGCCGTGACCGTGGCCGCAGGCTCGAGCAAGTTCAAGCCGTTCGACCCGGCGAACACCGACGGTTCGCAGATCCCGAGCGGCATTCTGTTCGCGACCAAGGACGTCACCTCGGCAGACAAGCCGTGCGCAGTGGTGACGCGCCTCGCCGAAGTGAATGCGTCGGAACTCGTGTGGCCGACGGGCATGAGCGCAGGAGCGATCGCAACCGCTCTCGTGCAACTCAAGGCGTTGACGATCGTCGCCCGCTGAACACCGTACCGAACCAGACGCCGCCTACGGGCGGCCTTCGTGAATGCATTGAGGCCGCTTGCTAGCGGCTTTTCTTTTTTCAGGGAATAAGCCATGGCTGGCGAAATCATCGACATTTTCAACGGCGACGCGTTTTCCGCACTCACCCTCACCCAGGGCGTGCAACGCAACCCGTACCAACCGGGTGCGCTCGGTCGGCTGAACATCTTCGATCCCAACCCGATTCGCACGACGGCCGTTTCGGTCGAAGAGCGCACCGGCACGCTGAAGCTGATCGGCTTCAGCGAGCGCGGAACTGAAGGCACGCAGCGCACGACCGAGCGTCGTAAGCTGCGCTACTTCGATGTGCCGCGTCTGATGCACGACGACACGATCCACACGTACGAAATCCAGAACATCCGCGAGTTCCCGGAAGGTCCGACCGGCCAGATCATCACGGTGCCGATGCAGCTCGAGCGCGAAGTTGCGCGCCGTCTCGCCGGTCCGACGGGTTTGCTCGCGAGCGTCGAGTACACGAAGGAGTATCTGCGTCTCGCCGCCGTGCAGGGCCTCGTCCTCAATCCGGCTGACGGCAGCATCCTCTATAACTGGTTCGACGAATTCGAGATCACGCAGGCGCAGGAAGTCGGCTTTAATCTGGCGGCCGGTACGGCGAACAGTCTGCGCCCGATCATCAACAACGTGAAGCGTTACATGGCGCGCAAAGCGCAGGGCGCATTCACCAATCAGACGCGCATCATGGCGCTGTGCGGCGACACGTTCTACGACCAGTTCTCGAACCATCCGGACGTGATCCGCACGTTCCTGAACTGGGAGGGCGCGCGCGACATCCGCGACGACGCGTTCGGCGACGCGTTCGCGTCGTTTGAGTTCGACGGCATCACGTGGGTAAACTATCGCGGCTCGGACGATAACGCGACGATCAAGATCCCCGACGACAAGGTCAAGTTCTTCCCCGTCAACGCGCCGGGCATCTTCCAGGAAGTGCTCGCGCCGGGCGAGTCGGCTGAGTTCGTCAACCAGCCGGGCTCGCCGGTGTACGTGCTGCCGATCCCCGACATTCAGCGTCGCATGTGGTGGAAGATGGAGGTGTACTCGTACCCGCTGTACCTGTGCACCCGTCCCGAAGTTCTCGCAAGCGGCCGTTCGGAGGCGTAAATGGCCGTCGACTGGAATGGCCTCGTCATTGGGCCGCTGGTGGGGGTATTCGGCGAGCCAGTGAGTTACACGCCCCAGGGCGGCGAGGCATTCCAGATCACTGGCGTTTTCGACGACGCTTACCTCAAGGAAGTCCTGTTCGAGGATGCCACGACGGGCGTTACCACGGTGTCGGCATGCCTTGGCGTGCAGCTATCGCAGTTCGCCGTAGCGCCGGCACAGAACGATGCCATGACGGTTCAAAGCACCGGTGCTTCTTACCTCGTTCGTGAGGTCCGCGTCGACAGTCGCGGCGGTGCGCGCCTGCTTTTGAGCAAAGTGAGCCTCCCATGACCACGTCTGCCGATATTCGGGCGATCGTCGTCCAAGGTCTCACTGACGTGACGGATGCAGGCGCTTCTGTGTATTCGCCTTTCGACTGGCCGACTGCTCAGAATGCGTATCCATGCATCCTCGTGCGCGCGCCGCGCGAGCGAAAGACTTCGCTTGGGAAGAATGCTCCGCTGTTCTCCGTCACGACGACGGTTGAGATTTATGCGCGCACGCGCGCAGTCGCTGCTATTGGCGACGCAGGTTCGGCGCAGGCTCTGGCCGCGGCTGAAAAGCTGAAAAGCCAGATCGAAGTAACGCTCATCAACAACACGTCTCTGTGGGTCGACACGAACGGCGTGCAGATCATCGAGCAATTTTCCTCGGTCGAGTCAGAAATTACGACGAGTTCCGAGGGCGATATGCCGATGGCAGAACTGCAGATGCGTCTTGAGATCGAGTTTACGCAGGGTCCCGAAGACTTCTATCCGATTGCCGGTGTTCCTCTCGCAGGTATCGACATGCGGGTGCAGGAGCCGGACGGCACCGTCGAGCCCGGCTTCTCGATCGACTTTCCCAACCCCATTTCGTAGGAGAGCGCCGCATGCGCGTCAAACCTGCACCGGGCCTCTCCGTGAGGAACCCGGAGACGAAGCAATTGCTGCCGGCGGATGGCATCGAAGTGCCCGACGACAGCATTCTCTGGAACAAGATTCTCAACGACGGTGACGTCGTGCGCATGGACGCCGCAAAGGCCTCCGCTGCGACGGCTGCTGCGAAGGACGGTGAAAAGGAATGAGCACGGTTCCGTTTAAGGTCATTCCCTCGACTCTTCGGCTGCCGGGCGCGTTTTTCGAGCTCGACAACTCGCAGGCCAACACTGCGCAGTCGAATCAGCGCGCGCTGATCATCGGGCAGATCACTTCGACCGGTATCGCTACGCCTAATGTGCCCGTCATTTCAGGCGGTATCGGCGATGCTGCGACCCAAGGCGGAGCGAGCTCGATGCTCGCGAATATGGCGAACGCCTATCGCCTGAACGATAGCTTCGGCGAGGTCTGGTATTTGCCGCTCGCCGACGCTGCAGGGGCGACCGCCGCAGCAGGGTCGATCGCGTTTACCTCCGCGCCTACGGCGGCTGGCACCATCGCGCTCTACATCGCAGGCATACTCGTATCGGTGCCTGTGACTGCTTCGCAGACCACGGCATCTATCGCAGCGGCTGTTACCGCTGCGATCAATGCGATCGCGAACATGCCCGTGACTGCCTCGGCGAGCACGAGCACTGTGACGCTCACTGCGGATAACAAGGGTCTGTGCGGAAACGAAATCGACATCCGCATGAACTACTACGGCACGGTCAACGGTGAAGTGACGCCAGCGGGTTTGGCGTACACGATCACCGCGATGGCCGGCGGCGCGGTGAATCCGACGCTCACCACAGCGCTCGGCAATCTCGGCAATACGACGTTTGACTTCATCGCCAACCCATATACCGATTCAACCTCGCTTGATGCGGTCAAGCAGCTGCTCAACGACCAGACAGGGCGTTGGAGCTGGCTCGAGCAGTTGTATGGTCATGCATTCAGCGCCTATGCTGGCACTTTCGCCTCGCAGACGACGCTCGGCTTGGCGCGCAATAACCAGCACGAAACGATCCTTGGCTTCTACGGCAGTCCGACGCCGAGCTGGATTTGGGCGGCAGCACTATGTGCGCAAGCGGCAGTCAGTGTGCGCGCGGATCCGGGCGTCCCTTTGCAGTACTTGCCGCTACAAGGCGTCCTGGCACCTCCGGTCGCGAATCAGTTCATTTCGAGCCAGCGCCAGACGCTGCTGTATGACGGAATCTCGACTTTCACCGTTCAAGCCGATGGCACGGTGCAGACCGAGAACATCATCACGACGTATCAGGAGAACTCGCAGGGCGTCGCCGACGATAGCTATCTCGAAGTCGAAACGATGTTCCAGCTAATGCTGGAAATCCGCACGCTCCAGTCGATGCTGACATCGAAATATGCGCGGTGCAAGCTGGCTGACAATGGTTCGAAGCCAGCCTCAGGGTCGAACCTCGTCACGCCGAATACCATCGCCGCCGACATTCGCGCGCTGTATGCCGAGCGCGTCGACGCAGGGTTCGTGCAGGATGCGGCAACGTTCAACGACGCGCTCGTCGTGCAGAAAAACACCGTGAATCCTAACCGGCTAGACATTCTGTGGCCGGGCATCCCGGTCAATCAGATGCGCACGTTCGCGACGCTGGTCCAGTTCCGATTGAACTAGCGGAGTTGCATCCGTTCGCCTTCATATCCGTGCATGCGGAGGCCAAATTCTCGTTATTCAGTCTCGACTATGAATGCTGGCTCGAAGCTGTGCTCAAAATGCAAGAAGGTTCATGCTGTTGCGGCCGACGCGTTTAGTCGGAACAAGAACACTAAAGATGGACTGGCGGCGCATTGCAAGAGTTGCGCATCCGCTGCGTACAAAGATTTCTATAACCGCAATAGAGATAAGCTAGTCCGTCGCGCATCCGAGCAGGTTTTGGCGAGACGCCGGCGTGATCCTGAATATGACCGCAAGCTGTCGCGGGATGCCAAGCGCCGTGAGTTGAGTGATCCGATTCGGTATGCGAGACACCTCGAGCGGTATCGGGAGTGGAGTAAGGCGAACCCCGGGAAAACCGCCGAACTTCGCGCTAGAAGGCGCGAAGAGGTTGCCCGCGCGACTCCAAGGTGGGCAGATTTGTTTGAGATTCATGCGAAATACAAGGAATCTAACCGCCTCACGAAGGAGACGGGAATCTTGCATCACGTTGATCACATCATTCCTATACGCGGGAAATTGGTCTGCGGGCTGCACGTTCCGCACAACCTCCGGGTTATTCCTGCAACTGAGAATTTGCGCAAGTCGAACAGGTTGATACCCGAGCTTCTTATGGGGTTAGACATTCAAGCAGAACCGCCTTCGGGCGGTTTTTCATTTCAGGAGGGCATTCAATGTCCAGTAATCTTATTGCCGGTGTTGCGCAGATCACTGTCGACGGCGTGACGTACCAACTCGAGGGGAGCCTCAAGTACTCGCCGTCGACCGTCAAACGCGAAGCCATGGTGGGTCAGGACGGGTTTCACGGTTGGAAAGAGGCGCCGGTCACGGGTTCGATTTCGATGTCGATCCGGGATGCGGGCGATCTGACCGTCGCGGCGTTCAACGCTATGCGCAATGCGACCGTAATCGGGACACTTGCGAACGGCAAGATCGTCACCGGCCGGAACATGGGCACGACCGACGTGCAGGAAGTGGACACGGAGGACGCGAAGTTTGACGTCAAGTTCGAAGGTCCGCAGGTCTCCGAACAAACCGTCAGCGTGGGCTAAAGCATGAGCGCAATCATCAATCAGACCGGCTTGCCGGTTCCGGATGAAATGACGATCGAGCTTGCGAAGCCAATCACGCTCGGTGGCGGCGGAGATGAGACGGTGTATACCGAGATCACCCTGTGCGAGCCGAACGTGTCGCAGCTCAGCCAGTTCATCAAGAAGACGCAGAAGGAAAACGCGATCGACTCGATGAAATTTCTCGTGTCGATCGTCTCCGGTGTCCCGCTCCCCGTGATCGATCGCGTCGGCGTGCGCGACTTCTACAAGGCGCAGGACTTCATGATCGGTTTCATTACGCCGCCGGAACAGGACGACCCCGAGGGAAACGACGCGGGCTCCCAGTAGACTGGGAGCGAGTGGTGGCTGTGACTGCCAAATTTTATGGGTGGCAGCCGAGCGAAACCCGAAGCCTCACATGGCGTGAGGTGAAGTGGTGGGCCGACCAAGGTACCAGAATGAAATAAGGAGTCGGGCTTGGCTCAAGAGTTCGTCATTCGCATTCGCGCCGATGATGCGGCGACAGCGACAGTCAAGAAAATTCAGGCCGCGCTAGGCACGGTGACGGAGCCCGTGGACAAGGCACAAAAGCGCTTGACTAAACTCGGTGATCTCGGACAAAGCAGCGTCGGGAAGCTGGAAAAAAGCTTTCGGGCCGCAGCAACGTCGGCGAGCAAGGTTGTCGACAAGATTGTCGAGATCATTCCCGGCCTGACTGCTATAGGCGGTGCCGCGTCGCTCGCGGGCCTCTCGGCTCTTGCTGTGCGCTTTGGATCGTTCGGCTTCACGTTGAATAAGACCTCGAAATTGCTTGGCATGAACGCGCAGGACCTCGCGGCCTGGCACGTCGCCGCGCGGCGCGCAGGAGTGTCGGCGGAAGAATTCGATTCAAGCATGAGCGCATCGCAAATGGCGATTCGCGGTGCGGCGAACGGAGCTGATCCGCACGCGCTTCTGGTGCTCCAGAAAATGGGCGTCCAAATCGCGCGCAATAAGGACGGTTCCGTCGACTATTACACGACGCAGATGCGTCTTCTGAAGGCTATTCAGGGGCAGCATTCCGTCGAGGCGCAGCGTGACGCAGCGGGCACGTTCGGTATGGGTGGCCTTCTGCCCATGATCCAGCAGGGCGCGTGGAGCGCCGACAAGGCGCGCGCTTACCGGCAGGGTATGGTGCCAACGGATGCGGAAATCGCGAAGGCGAAGGCGTTCAACGAGGACATTTCCGATCTGCGCGGATCAGTGGAGGGGCTCGGTAACAGTATCGGCTCGTCTCTGATCCCGGTGCTGGATCCTGTCGTCCGAGGCATCTCGCAATGGCTGGATAAGAACCGAGCAAGCATCGCCGACAAAATTTCAGGGGCCGTGCAGCGTTTCGTCGATTGGGTCTCAAAGATTGATTGGGATTCTGTCGCGTCGAAGGCCAGCGCCTTCTACGACGCGATCGGCGGCATCAAGGGCGTTGCTATAGCAATCGCGGCTATTACATTTGCGGGCCCGATTTCTGGTGTCCTGTCGATGATAGGCGCGCTGACGAGTCTAACCACCGTGACTATTCCGGCCGCAGTGGGTGCGCTTGCGACGCTTGCTTCTGCACCACTGCTTGCGGGAATTCTGGCCCTGCTGCATTCGGAAAACCTGAACACCGGCGAGTCGGACTACCTCGCAGGTAAGCAGAGTAATACATGGGACGGCGACCCGGTAGGTCAACGCCGCGCCGCCGCGAACGCGCCGAACGCCGCTATCGCAGACCGTCAAAGTTATCTCTTTGGTCGGCTCAAGGCTGCGGGCTACACCGATGCGCAAGCGGCTGGGCAGATCGGAAGTCTGATGCAAGAAAACGGCGGACTCGACCCGAGTGTCGTCAATTCGAGTGGCCATGCCGGTATCGCTCAGTGGGGAAAGGACCGAGCGAAACAGTTCGAAAAGATGTTCGGCCATCGGGTCGAGCAGGGGACATTCGGAGAACAGACCGATTTCTATCTGTGGGAAATGCAGCACACGGAACGCCAGGCCGACCAGCGAATCCGTATGGCTAAAACCCCGGAGCAGGCGGCCGAGATTCAGGCTCGCGAATTTGAGCGGCCAGGGGCGGCCGAGGCGAACATCGCGAACCGGCAGGCCTATGCCGATCGCGTATATGCGAGTCTGACCGGTAAGAATTCGTCGTCCCAAGTTCCGGGTGGCGATCAGAGCCAATCGGATTCGGCGACTGCTTCGCCCAGCTCTGGAGCGGACGATCACGACGTTCGGGTTGCGCAGATGCAGCAAAACACGCTGCACGTAACGTTCGACAACGTGCCTCCCGGCGTGCGACCTGAGGCGAAAACGCAAGATGGCAGCTATCTGCCGACGAAGGTGAACTACCGGCTCGACGGTATCTAGGAGGTTTGATTGAGCACGATCACAGATGCCGTCAACGTCGCCGGCAGCATCGGCGGCCTCGCGTCCGCGATCGGCGATGCAACAACCCTGATCACCGGCGACTGGTTCAAGCGGCTCGACAAGGCGAGCTACGGCAACTTGCAGTTCGGTGTCGAGTCGATCCGGACCGCCGCCGGCCGAAAGACTTCGATCCACACGTATCCGTTTCGCGACGACGTATGGGTCGAGGATCTGGGCAAGCGCCCGCGCCAGTTCGAGGTGCTCGGCTTCCTCGTTGAGGGTGATCTGATCACCGGGGGCGGCGACGTTATCTCTCAGCGCAAGGCGTTGCTCTCCATTTGCGAGACGGCTGGTGGCCAAACACTCGTGCATCCGACGCTCGGCACCGTGCAGAACGTCTGCTGCCTGGGTGTGGAAACGATAGAGCGGCGCGATTTGGGCCGAGCCTTCGAGTTCAGGCTGACGCTGATTGTCTCGGGGAATCGTCTTTTCCCGACGGCGATAGTTTCGACCGGTGCCGCGAACGCGCAGAATGCCAATTTGACAGGGATCGCTGCATTAGCAGATTTTGTAAAGACCACGGCAACTTCAATTGCCGCTGGAGCTGCTGTTGTGCAGCAAGCGGTTTCTACAGCAGTGGGCTGGTACCAGATCGGCGTCACAGCGATCAACGACGTGAAGCGCATAATTGGCGCAGTGTCCACGCTTGCGGGAAACTTCGGGCGCCTGTTCGGCGGCGGCAATAGCGGCATCTCCGGGAGCAATCAGCAGGCTTCGACAAACACGACAGCAGCTGATCTGTTGTCGGCTTCGTCGGCCGCGCGTACGTCGGTTCTAGCGGAAGGCGTGGCGCTTCAGGCCGCCGCGCAGAACCCTTCGGATTCCGCAACCCTCGGCGAGGCCGCTCAGGCATACGTAGCTGCCGTAGCCGCTGCGGCGACGGCGCCTGCCGATGCGGTGCGTCTCGTGAGCACGCTCGCGCAGTACTCGCCCTCGGCCGTCGTGCCGGCTGGCCAGATTGGCGCGGCGATGGGAACCATGCAGACGGCCATGGCGGCGCTGCTCCGGCGATACGCGCTCGCGCAGCTTGCGACGACATTGACGACATATCAGCCGTCATCGCAGGAGGATGCGGATTCGGTGCTCGGCGCGGCCGTTGAGTTGATTGATGCCGAGTCCGATGTTGCTGGCGACGCTGGCGACGACGACTCATACGTGGCGCTTCGGGCACTTCGGCAAGCTGTCGTCGCCGATCTCCAGGCGCGCGGCGCGAACCTCGTATCGATCGCGACGTTCACCTTCAATGCGTCGCTGCCGTCGTTGGTGCTGGCAAACCGCATCTACCGCGATCCGACGCGCGAGCAGCAGCTTGTGCAGCAGGTCGCGCCGATTCATCCGGCCTTCATGCCGACGACGTTCAAGGCGCTGTCCAATTGAAGGTCATTGCGAAGGGGCTGAAGATCCGATAGGGCTATCGATGCCACCCGTCAAGTAGTGGACTACCGTCGGGTTAAGTGATTTCAGATTTGCGCGGACCTGAGCAGCCGATGGGGCAGTTTTGATACGAGTCGAGCTGATGTAGTAGGGCCCACCGAACCCATCGGCTGAAATGACAACTCCGGCCGGGAAAATCTCGGCCATTGGATACACGTGGCCGCGGAATGTTGTTTCGCCGATCTTGGTGACGATAAGCGGCCTGTCGCTCTTAACCGACCTGCAGTGTGCAACGCCAGCTTCATGTTTCCACTCGGCAGAAAAGTGAGGCGGAGATTGGTCACTTTCTAGGTAAGCAGTCAAGCCGGGGGTAGGGCAGATCACGGCCACAGGTACGTTTGTGTACGAATAGGTGACGGCGGCGTGCGCGATATTGGCGATCCCGATGCTCAGTACGGCGCCGAGGCCCTTCAGATTTGACATGGTTGGTCCCGATTTGTATATGGACGAAATTACTCTTCGCGTTTCTACATGCACCCGTGATTCGAATCCGTCTGCTGGCGAGCCGACATATTACGCCTCGAATGGGCGCGACATCACCGGATGGACGTCGCTGCGGGTTTCGCGCGGAATCGAACGCTGCCCATCAGACTTCGAGGTGTCGTTCACGGAGCCATATCCAGGCGTCTCGCAGGTTATCGTGCAGCCAGGCGACCTGGTGCAGGTGCTGCTCGGCTCCGACGTCGTATTGACCGGGTTTGTCGATCGCTACCTGCCCAGCTACAACGCGCGTGAGCACACGATCCGGATCACGGGGCGCAGCAAGTGTCAGGACCTTGTCGACTGCTCGGCGAAGTGGACTGGGGGGCAACTGCTCAACCTGACGGTCGACCAGATCGCCAAGCAACTGTGCGCTGTCTATGGGATCGACGTCAATGTCGCTTCTGGCACGGCGATCGGAGATCCGATCCCGCAGTTGAACATCATGGTCGGCGAGCCGGTGTATGAGGTGCTCGAGCGAATCTGCCGCTATCGCGCGCTGTTGCTCTACGACCAGCCCGACGGCAGTTTGCTCCTCGCGAACGGCGGCGCCGGTTCCGGTTCGATCGGTACGCGCAAGGCGTCGAGCGGATTCACAGAGGGCGTGAACGTAACGTCTGCCGGCGGCATGTACAGCATGGATGGTCGCTTCTCCGACTACGATGCGGTGTATCAGGGCCTCGATACGTTTCAGGACATCGGCGACGGTGGCAATCTCATCGCGCACGTCACGGATCCTGGCGTGCCGCGGCTGCGCTATCGCGCGATCGTGTCGGAAAACGTCGCAGGTGGCTCAACGGTCGCGCAGCAGCGTGCCAACTGGGAACTTGCGGCGCGCATGGGCCGCTCGATGCAAGTTCGCCTTTCGACGGACAGTTGGCGCGACTCGTCGGGGACGCTCTACGAGCCAAACACGCTCGTCGATATTGATCTGCCGGGTTTGAAGCTCACGCCGAAGACGTGGCTTATCGCCGACGTCACGTATCTGCGAAACGAGCAGGGCACGCGCGCGGACCTGACGATCATGCCGCCGCAGGCGTTCTACCAGGAACCTGTGACGCTTTATCCGATTGCACCCGACATCAACACTGTGAGCGGAGCGAATTCATGAGCTCGGTGCCGGATTACCGTATGCGCCGCAACGTCGATTCGATCGTCGGGCGCGGCCGCGTGAAGTACGTCAATGACTCTGGCGTTGTGCAAGTCATTCAAGTCCAAATGAATGGACTTGAAACTGCCGACAATCGGTATCGCGTCGCCGAGTTCGGTTTCACTTCGAATCCGCCGATCGATTCGGATGTGATTGCGCTCCATGTCGCAGGTGAGCGGTCTGCCGGCGCTGTGATCGGAACGAATCACCAATCGTCTAGGCCGACCGGTCTAGAGGCTGGCGAATCAATGATCTACAGTCAAGATGGCAAGCAGGTCTACCTGACTGCGGACGGCGGAATCATCGTTGAGGCGAAAGGCCAGAACGTGGTGGTGAACGATGCCGAGAATGTGACGTGCAATGCCAGAGGCACGCTGACGGTCAATGCGCCGACCATCGTGTTGAACGGCAACGTGCAGATCAACGGAAACATCGGCCAGAGTGGGGCAAGTGGAACGATGGGCACCGCGACGTTCACGGCACCGATCACCGCGCCCGACATCAATCTGCCGAATGGCGCGGTCAACGGTCACAACCATTACGTGCCGGCTGCGCCGGGCACCTCGAACCAGATGGCGAACTAGCTTTCGTCGAGTACATGACACAGCCCGCCGCGCGCGGGCTTTTTTATGCCGAGCGCAATGGCAGACATCGCAATTTCATGGGACTCGGCGAATAGCCGCGGCGACTGGACGATGAACGGGCCTGTCCTCGCGACAGGCAACGACATCGAGACTGCGATCCTCATCAGCATCTTCACGGACCGTATGGCGCAATCCGGCGACGTCATTCCCGACGGGACGAACGACCCGCGCGGCTGGTGGGCGGACGACGATGTGCCGATCGGCTCGCGCATGTGGTTGCTCAAGCGCGCTAAGCAGACGACGCAGACTTTGCAGCTTGCGTACGACTATCTGGCGGAAGCGCTGCAATGGATGGTCGACGATGGTGTTGTCGGGAAATTCGACATCACTACGCAGTGGGTGCGCAGGGGAATGCTGGGTGCAACGATCGTCGCGTATTCGCCGACGGGAACGATACTTTCGAAGGGCCAGTACTCTTGGGCCTGGTCGGGGATAAATTGAGATGCCTTACGCACGACCGACACTCTCGCAGATCCGCGCGCAGGTAGCAGCCGATCTGCAGGTGAGCCCGGCCGGCTCGGACCCGCTCTTGCGATTTTCGAGCCTAAATGTGCTCGGCCGCGCACTCGCAGGCCTCGCCAATTCGCAGTATGGATACACCGACTGGGTTGCGCTCCAGTCGAACCCGTTCACTGCCACCGACGAGTATCTGGAGGCATGGGCAGCGCTCAAGAACATCTATCGCGAGCCCGCGACGCAGGCCGGCGCGGTGACGCCGGGGCAAATCACGTTCCCGGGCACGAACGGCTACCAGATCCCGATTGGCACGCTCGTTACGCGCGGCGACGGCGTCCAGTACACGACGACCTCGCTCGGCACCGTCTCGGGTAATTCGGTGACCGTGAATGCCGAGGCGAACGCAGACCCGACGGGCCTGACGGGTGCCTTCGGTAATTGCGCGGTTGGCACGGTGATGACGCTGGCCACCTCGATCGCAGGGATTTCGTCGACCGGGTCGGTGACGGCGGCATTCACTGGTGGCGCGGACATTGAGCTAGATGACAGCCTGCGCTCGCGGATGCTGTTTGCGTACCAGAATCCGCCGCAGGGCGGAGCGGTGCCGGACTATGTTACGTGGGCGAAAGAGGTAAGCGGCGTCACGCGCGCGTGGTGCAATCCTAACGGGTTCGGTGCGGGCACCGTGGTCGTGTATGCGATGCTAGATAGCGCGGAGTCCTTAAACAATGGATTCCCGGTCGGCACAAACGGTGTCGCGACGAGCGAATGGCGCGGCGTTGGGGCGACTGGCGACCAACTGACCATCGCGAACTATATCTACCCGCTTCGTCCAGCGACCGCGCTCGTTTATGTGTGCGCGCCGAGTCAGCAGGTTGTGAACTTCACGATTGCTGGAACCGGAAGCTGGAGCGCTGCGACGAAGGCGTTGGTGACGTCAGCAATCGCCGGCGTGCTCGCGATGTACGGCAATCCGATCGGCACGACGACCGGTAATGCCCAGCCGACGACGAATGGAGTGATTGCACTCTCATACATCGAGTCGGCGATCGCGGCAATTACCGGCACGACCGGCTTCGTGATCACGACGCCGACCGGAAACATCCAGGGCACCTTGGGCCAGCTTCCGGTGCTCGGAAATATCACGTGGAACGCGTAAATGGCCGCACCGAACTATGCAGCGAGCGATTTCGCCTCAGCGATTCATGCGCTGATGCCTCGCGGGCTGGTGTGGCCGCGCGATCCGGCGTCCGTTCAGGCGCAGGTGATCGCTGGGCTGTCGCCGACATGGCAGCGGCATACGGCAGCGAATAACCAGCTTCTCGTCGATGCGTTTCCTGCTACATCGGTCGAGCTACTGCCTGAGTGGGAATCGACGCTTGGTCTTCCGGATCCATGCGCAGGCGAATCGCCGACGCTGCAGGGCAGGCAGCAGCAGGTCGTCGCGCGTCTGACGAATAGCGGCGGCCAATCGATCCCGTACTACACGGCTTTTGCGAAAGCGCTTGGCTTCGAAGTCACGGTAACCGAGTTCACGCCGTTCCGGGTTGGTCAGCAGTCGATCGGCGCGGCTTTAGGAACGCAGGATTGGGCCTTTACGTGGCGCATCAACGCGCCGGCGCAGACGGTAACGTATTTTTCCACCGGGCAGTCATACGTGGGACAAGCGCTCGCTAGCTGGGGTAGTGCGGTGCTCGAATGCGAGCTTAGAACCATCAAACCAGCGCACACATATCTCAATTTTGCGTACGGTGAAACCGGGGCTTTGGATCTGACTTTCATCCTCGGCCAATCATCTTTGGCATAGTGCCGCTTCCTGGACTGTATATCCAACCATGAAACGAATTCTCGCTGCCATCGCGTTGCTGCTTGTTTCGCTGACCACGAGTGCGCAATTCACGCCTGGGACGATTCTCGGGGCTGCGCAGCTCAACAACCAGTTCTCGCTCTATGTGCCGATAGCAGGAGGTACGCTTACCGGGCCGCTGACAGTGCCGAGTCTGGTGGTCAGTGGATCTGCAACTTTCACGTCGCCAAATCTCGGCACGCCATCGTCGGCCGTCCTGACGAACGCGACAGGGTTGCCGCTGACCACCGGCGTGACAGGAGTGTTGCCTGCTGCGAATTTGCCTATCGGTACGAGCGGTGCGGCCTTACCGCTGCTCAATACAGGCGTGACATGGAGCAGCAATCAGGCTGTCTCGAATGCATATCCAGGGTTGTCGACGTCTACCGACTATTTTCGCTCGGTGATCGGCGGATTTCCGATTTCTGATCAGTATGCTGGCGTCGGATACCAGATCAATGGCGTCGTCGGTGCGGTGACTTCGCCGAGTGGGTCGGTGACCGGCGCGCACATTTTTGACAGCGGCGTTTCCGGCTATGCGCAAACCAGCAATACGCTTCGCGATGCCGTTGGTCTATACGGTGAATCCGGCATACTAGCCAGTGGCGCTTCTGCATATGGCTTGAACACCGAAGCCATTAACTGCGAAAACCATAGCACGACAAATTGCGGTTACGGAAAAGGCCTGAATGTAGGTCAGCTCTGGTCAATTGAGGCTGATGTATCGCTCTATAAAGTTGGAACGGCGCAGCCCACAGGTAACGTTGCTGGGGTTGCCTCTATTGTCTACGCGGAAACGCAGCCGACTGGGCAATTCAATGCCTTCTATGTAGGTCAGAATAAAAACATCACCGGCACTCAACCGTGGAAAACTGGTCTCACTGTTGACGATGGGTCCGCCTCAACGGCGGCAATCATTGTTGGGGCATCTGCGGCGTACACGTCGAGCGCTTTGGCATCAATGCCGATGTACTTTATGACGTACAACGCGTCTGGCACCCAGATGCCGGTCTCGGTGTATGCGGACACTAGCCAAAACCTCCACGCAAGCGCGAACAACATAATCGTTGATGGAAATGCGAATCCAGCGCTCGGCGTACATAACACAACAACCGGAACGACGTGGTACTTGATCAGCAATGGCTCCGGCAACCTTCAGTTTTACAACGGCGCGGCTTCGCCTCTCTCGGTTGCTGCCGCGTCTGTTTCCGCCAACGTCCCGCTCCAGCTTTCTCCAACCACATTCTCGGCATTGCCTACTTGCGCATCGGGAACAAGAGGTATGCACGCTTTTATAACCGATGCGAGTGCAGCAATCACAACTTGGCACCAACAAGTCACTGCGGGCGGCGGATCAAACACAGCGTACATCGCCTGCAACGGAAGTGGATGGTATGCCTTTGATTACTAAATCGAACTGGGCAAATAACATGAAATATATCGCTCTGGTACTCGTTATTCTATGTTCAAACCTCTACGCTCAAGATTTAGACTGGGGGACGCCTATCGGGCTGGACACACGAATTCAATCAAGTTCAGATGATTCGCGTATCAGTGTTTTTGCGTTTAACGTCCCACAACCAGAAGTATCCGTACAGATTCACTGTCGAAGCGCCATGCGTGAAAAGACGCTCCTAAAAGAGAATGGGGAGCGCGTTATGACTATCACGTGCAAGGGTAAGAACGCGAAAAGCGATATTGGAGATGTCGTCGGGGTAGAATTTCAGTCCGACGATACCCCTCAAGATCAGTACCAACCCTCTGGATTAGCACCGTATTGGTGGCCAAAATCTCAACTTACGTGGAATCCAGAAGCTAAGTAGTGCATCAATCGTTATGCCGCCTCCGGGCGGCTTTTCTCTTTCTGAGCCCGCCAAGAGCGGGCTTTTTGCTTTTGGAGCCGGAATGTTCCAGACTGATCAGTCCACGGCAGCGAGTTCGCTGCCGGCGCCTGCCGCCGCAGGCACGCAGGGCTATTTCACAAATGGCAATCCTGTAAGCGGAGTGCCTGCGACGATTCTCGATGCTGACTTCATGAATATGATCATGATGGAGCTCGTGAACGTCGTACTGGGCGCGGGTATCCCGCTGAGCAAGACGACCTACAACCAGGTACTGTCGGCCATCAAGCGTATCGGCCAAAACACCGTTGTGCTCACGGACACTGGCGCAGCGAACGTCTATACCGCCGTGAATACGCCGCCACTCGTGTCGGGCACTTGGGTTGATGGGGTCGTGCAGGTCGTGAAGATTGGCTATGCGAACACGGGCGCGTCGACGTATGCCCCCGACGGCCTCACGGCAATTCCGATCTATGGGTTGGGCCTGCAGCCGCTGCAGGGCGGCGAACTCGTCGCTGGCTCGATGGCCATTCTTGTCCATGCCACGATTGTTGGTGTGAACAGCGGCAATCCCATATGTGTGCTCATGGAATGCGCAGGTGGTGCGCAGCAGGTTCCTCCGGCTACACAGGGTTTGCATGCTGTGCAGTACGGGCAGATGACAACTGCGCTTACGTCGTACGCCCCCAAAGCGTCGCCAACAGTCACTAACCTCACGGTAAGCAGCGGCGGAATTGCAGTTTCTGCTGGGGGTATAAACGTCCAGGGCGGCCTCGTAATAAATGGAGGCTCACTGACTCTGGCAAACAGCGCGGTGTTTGCCGGTCTGATCAACATGAGCGGTACGCTGACTGTTGCTGGGGCATGCGGCCTCGATACATCGGGCGCGGGATCTACCTTTGGGGGGGCTCTATCAGTAGGTGGCGCCGTTAACTCAACGGGTTCCGTGAGTCATAGTGCGTCCACCTTCGGCTATCTGAATAACACAGGAGCAGGAAACTCCACGACAACAAGCTCTCTCGGATGTGGCTTCTATACGACGTCTGGTTCGATGGCCGGTCAGTTCTGGACCACGTCCGATATTCGTATCAAGACGCAGATCGAGGGGCTGAGTGAAAACGATGCGGAAAAGTTTGTTCGCACGGTGGAACCCAAGACCTATCTCAAGCGCGGCACTCCCGAGGCGGGTTTCATTGCGCAGGATGTTGGCAAGGCCGTTGATGGTCGGTTCATGCAGTTGCTGACTTCCCATGATGTTGACGAACTCGCAGAGATGGTTGATGACGACGGCTTCGTTTCGCCAGCGAACGCCGAGTTGCACGTCGATTACCAGCAGATCATTCCCATTCACGCGGCAGTGCTGCGAAAGTTGCTTCGTGAAATGGACAGCATGAAGTTGGAAATCGCCGCCCTGAAGGAGGGTCGATAGATGGCATCAGTGACGTATGTGATCTCGACCGGAGAGATCGTCGCATTTTGCTCTGGGCCGGTATCGACCACTCAAGCAGTACTAGAGATCGAACAGGAGCAGTTGGAACAAATTGTCGCGATGCCAGGTTACACCGTTGAAAACGGGGTGCTGGTCGCCCCAGCGACTTCCGGCGTAACCTGATTGATCGTTAGAAACGGTACCTGAGCATTAGCACATGTGCCCCGGTCGCAAGTCCGGGATAGGGATTCCACTTCTGGCTGACCTGGTAGTATCGATAGGACAGCGAAAGTGGGCCGCGCGAGATCGATGCGCCTGCGACAAAACCGACTTGCGCGACGGTCTTGTGCGAGAGATCGTCCCATTGACCGCTTAGGTCGTAGAGCGATTCGTGCCACGTCTGCCAGTAGACCCACGCGCCGACCTCGGTGCCAAGTCGCCAGCCGCGGTAGGTGTAGCCGACGTCGAGCGTGGCCGGAATGCCCTGGAGATGACCGTGGCCATTGAAAGGGCTATAGCGCTCGCCGCCATAGTCCACGATCTGATGGGTTTTGGGGTTGTATTGATCGTCGGGGACACCCATGACGGAGGCGCGCTGCTCGCCAAGGTAGGTGTAACCGACGTGCCAGCTCACGTCCCATGGGCCACTCGCCCAGAGGGGACCGGTGAATCCGGCGAGGAGCGCGGGGAAGGTCAGCTTCTCGCGGTTGTCGGGTGCGCCGTCCTGAACCCACACTCCGTCACCCATATCCTTGGCGACGCCGAAGCCGAAACCAGCTTCGAATTTGATGTAGTCGCTGATGCTATCAGCGTGAGCCTGCGAGACCGCAGCACAGCCGAGCGCCATCGCTACGGCTGCTGCTCTCCATCCGGCACCGGGGAATCGGCGTTCAAATCGATCGTCGCCCCGATGTGGCGCATGCGTTGCAGGACCCGTTCGATGGTCTCGGCGTCCAGTTCGAGTTGCGCCATTGCGAAGAACAGCGGCAGTGGGCTGATCGGTTGCGGCTGCTCGCCGCCCGTGTACTTGCGCCAATGCCGCCCACCGGACAGGCCGAACAACTTCGCCATCTGCGCGCTGCTGAGTCCTAGCTCCTCTTTGAGACGCGCCAGATCTTCCGGCGAAGGCGGGTGATAAAGCATGGCGAGCGTTTCCGGCGCCGCGATGGGCGCGAAAGAGATGGATCATATTTTCCTCATCGGATGGTGGGCCGCACGGGAGTGCAGCCGCTGTCCGATAAGGTAGGCCGATTCGGCCTATGTGTCAAGAAATTTGGGCTATCGCTTTTTCATCCAGCCGAGCCCCACGTCTTCAAGCAAAGCTTCGACCGCAGCGGTGAAGCGACCAGCCGCATCCATCAATTTTTGCACGTGTACACGGCCGCCGATCAAGTATTCGCCGTCGCGCGCTATTGTCGCACTTGCGTCTGAGCTGAAGTCTTCGGCCTGGAACATGAATTTGTCTTTTCGACGGCCGCTGCCCTGCAGGTATTCATCATCGTGTTCGCGCATGTCTCTGACATTCTTTACGTCCTCAGTGACCACGTCGGAGATTATTTTGCAGGGTTCCGAAAACCGATCGTCTAGGGCTTGAAGAACGTCGCACCAGTTGCTCAGCTTCATGATCGAGATCACGAAGAAGTGCTCGTTGATGCGAGATTCATCGCGCGGGACCATCTTCGGAACAATCAACTTGTTTCCGACTTCAAGCGTGGCTTTCGCCCACATCAGGCAATCGAAAACGGGCATATAAAGTTTGTTTTCTTGTTCTTCCACGATGTACCCCATAGTTAGTCTCGGAAATCCAAAACGCATACCCCGTTGATGGAAATGCGTTTTAGAACAGGAAATCTAGCACTAGCCGCCTTAGGGCGGCTTTTTTTATTCCGGCCGCCGTCGCAGCGGTCGCTCTCTCCGGGGATCTCTTTGAGCCACGAACTGATCGATAGGCGCGCTGCAGACCAACAGTGGCGCCTCGAAATGGAGTCCCGCATGACGAACTTCGAGCAGTACATGGCGGAAAACAAGCTTGAGATGGCGAACAACACAGCGGTCACGCTGCGCGTCGAATCAAACACGAAAGAGCTCGTCGAGCTTCTGAAGATGGCGAAGAGCGGCATCAGCTTCTTCACGGCGACGGGGCGTGTGGTGCGCAAGGCCGTCATCTGGTTCGGCCCGTTCATCACTATCGCCGCTGCGATCTGGGCGCTCTTGCATGGCCGCTGGCCGGGGGAATCATGATTCTGACGCTTCTCTATACGGAGTTGCGCCGAGATGAGGGCGTGCGCACCGTGCCCTACAAAGACACCACAGGGAATCTGACAGTCGGCGTGGGCCACAACCTCACCGCGTCACCGCTGCCAGCGGGTTGGACCTACCCGTTGTCGCAGGCGCAGATCACGCAGCTCCTGATCACGGACGTGGCCAATACGATCGCGCAGTTGAACGCGAGCGCGAAGTGGTGGGGAACGCTCTGCGAGGTGCGCCAGCGTGTTGTCGCAAACATGGCCTTCAATCTGGGCATCACCAAGTTTCTGGGCTTCGAGAAGGCGATTTCCGCGATGAAAGAAGGCGCATGGGACGTGGCCGCTGACGAGATGCAGAACTCGCTGTGGTTCAAGCAGGTAGGTGATCGCGCTGTGCGGTTGTGCCAGGCAATGCGCACCGGCGTTATGCCGGTTGCATCAGGTGTAGCGTAAGAAATTCCTCACACGCATATTTCCACTTTATGCGTGACAAACATACGCCGCATTGAGCGGCTTTTTTCGTTTACGGCCATGACTGTCGAGCAGATCCACGAAGAGAAAGAAACCCTTTCCGTCGAAGTGAACATCCCCGGCCACGAGCCGCGCAAGACGACCGCGCTGTTCGAGCGCTCGCGCAAGCAACTGCTCGCGCGCGACGGCGCGCGTTGCTTCGTCTGCAACGCAACGGCTGAAGAATCGGGCCATCCGCTCGAGGCGCACCACCACCCGATCGAGCGCTGCTTCGCCGAGATGATCGACTGGGAGCACTTCAAGCGCGACGCTCTCGCGGGCTTCTGGGGCGAGTCGATCCGCTCGTTTGATTGGGCGTCATTCACGCACTGGGAGCAGTTCGTCGACGACATGACTGTCAACGGCCTGCTGCTCTGCAAAGCGCATCACACCGGGAAAGACGAGGGCATTCACGCGCTGCCGTTCCCGATCTATATCGCCCAGAAATATGGGCGCGACGGGTATCAGTTTTCGCCCGTCGAAGTTATCCACCACGAAAAGTAGGAGCAAAGATGAATCAGACATCCAGCATCGTCACCGGCGGCATCACGATCAGCGCGGCGACGGTCGAGCCGGTCGTGAGTTGGGCGCTTGGCGCGATCACGCACGCGCCGGTTCCCGCGAGTGTCTCAGCGCTCGTCACCGGCCTGATCTGCGTCGCAGTCCACGCGGCAATCAACCGTATTGCCTCGCGCGCCGCCGCGACGCCGGCGCAGTAACCACCTCGCATCACCCGCTCCACGCATCACCCGCTCCACGCAGCACCCATCATCGCCGCGCCCGCGGCACATCTCTCGAAGGTAATCCACCATGAAGAAGATCATTGCCGCAATCGCGGCAGGCCTCGCTGCGCTCGCGATTTCGGGTTGCGCCGTTCCCGGATCCACGTCGACCACGGCTGTTTCTCCGGTCGTCGCCGCACAGCAGGCGGCAGAGAAGTTCCAGGCAGCTGTTACGGCCGCCTGTAACGTCATCCAGCCGACGATTCAGCCGTTCGCGATCATTCTCAATGCGTCGCCCGGCTTCTCGACGTTCAATGGCGATCTCACGCTCGCTTGCACGATCAACTCGACGCTCGATCTGACGTCGATCAACAGCATCATCGACTCGTCGACGACGGCCGCGCAGACCGCAGTGGGTGGCATCTCGTCGCTCAACTCGACCGACCAGGCGCTGATCAAGGCGGCGATCGGCGCGTTCCAGGGCTCGCTCAAGAACGCACTCGCGCAGTACAAGGCGACCGTGGCCGCAGCGGCAGCGTCGGCAGCATCGACCGCGACGGCTGCCTCCGCGCCAGTTGCCGCGAGCCAGTAATGGACTTCGCGGCTATTCTTGCCGCGGCGCGCCGTGCCGATGCGGCTTATGTCATCGACGCGGCGCAGTCGCGCGCGGCATTTGAAGCGCTCGGGCTGCACTGGATCGGGCACTTCAAGGACGGCGACAGCCAGGCGGTGCTGTCGAGCGATGCGGCTGGCATCTATCTGTCGATCAGTGGCACGCGCTTCAGCGCGGGCAAGCTAGGCGATCTGATGGATGACATCGACACGCGCCCGGTTGCGCTAGGCGGCGGGGTCGAGGTGACACGCGGCGCGTTCGACGGCTGCGCGGACATCTGGGCATGGGCGAAGGCGCAGGTGCCGAGCGGCACGGTCTTCAATGTCGAAGGGCATTCTCTGGGCGGCTGGCGCGCGACGTACACGCCGCTGTTCCTTCCGGCCTCGCAGATCGGCGCGCTGCATGCATTCGAGCCACCGAAGGGCGCAAACCTCGCTTATTACCAGACGTACGCCTGCCAGCTCGCGCGCCTTGTCATCGTCGGGAACGGAGCGGATTGCTGGTTCGGGTATCCACGGCTGGATGGCCGATGGATTCACCGGCCCGGCGAGATGCTGCACCTGCTGCCGAACGGCCATCGCATCATCGATACGGCGGCGTGGCCAGGCGGTCTCGATCTCGGCGACCATGACATTGATCTCGTCGTTAGCCGTCTCGCGGCTATTGTCGCAAAGCCTACGGCAGCGGTTTAA